TTAATGCCCGCGTAGCAGTTCTGCTGCCTGATCGAGCAACGCCAGCGGGTCCTTCACCTTGTGGATGTCCACCGACAGCAGTTGGCGGAAACGCCGCGCACCGGGGAAGCCCTGAGCCAGGCCGAGTACGTGACGGCTGACGTGATGCAAGGTGCCGCCCTCACGCAGATGCTGCTCGACATAGGGTTTGAGTGCGAGCAGGGCATCCATGCGGGTGATGCCCGGGTCTTCGGCGCCGAACAGGCGGCTATCGACCTGCGCCAGCAGATAGGGGTTGTGATAAGCCTCGCGGCCAAGCATCACGCCGTCGAAGGCCTGCAGGTGCTGTTCGCATTCCTCCAGCGTCTTGATGCCGCCGTTGAGGATGATCTCCAGATCCGGGAAATCCTCCTTGAGCTGGGCGGCAATGTCGTAGCGCAGCGGCGGAATCTCGCGGTTTTCCTTTGGCGACAGGCCTTCGAGGATGGCGATACGGGCATGCACGGTAAAACTGCGGCAGCCGGCGTCGTGCACCTGGCCGACGAAATCGCACAGTTCGGCGTAGCTGTCACGGCCGTTGATGCCGATGCGGTGCTTGACCGTCACCGGGATGCTCGTAGCGTCCTGCATGGCCTTCACGCAGTCGGCGACCAACGCCGGGTGGCCCATCAGGCAGGCGCCGATCATGTTGTTCTGCACCCGGTCGCTGGGGCAGCCGACGTTCAGGTTCACTTCGTCATAGCCGTGTGCTTCGGCCATCTTCGCGCAAGTCGCCAGGTCCTGCGGGTTGCTGCCACCCAACTGCAGGGCAATGGGATGTTCGCATTCGCTGTAGCGCAGAAAACGCTCGCGATCACCGTGGATCAGCGCGCCGGTGGTGACCATCTCCGTATAAAGCAGGGCATGGCGCGACAGCTGGCGCAGGAAGAACCGGCAGTGGCGGTCCGTCCAATCCATCATCGGGGCCACGGAAAAGCGGCGGGAGAGGGCAGGCCGCGTGGTTGTTGGGTTTGAGCTAGATTCTATGGGCATTTTCAATGTCTGATTTACTGCGTGTTTCCGCCCGTTTCCGCTTGTTTTTAATGGGTCGCTGGTACAATGTACCAGCCTCATTTGCTCATGTACCAAAACGATATGGCCACGATCAGGAAGCGAAAGCGAAAGGACGGAACCTACGGATATACGGCGCAGATCCGCATCATGCGCGATGGTGTGCAAGTTTATCAGGAAAGCCAGACCTTCGACCGGCAGCAGACCGCCAAGGCCTGGGTGGCTCGGCGTGAAACGGAGCTGGCTGAACCAGGCGCCATCGCCAGGGCCAGCCGAAAGGCTACCTCGCTGAGCGACATCATCACGCAGTACATCGAGGAATCGAAGGTAGACCTGGGCAAGACCAAGCAGGCAACGCTGAAAGCAATCGCCGCCACCTGGTTGGGCGAGCTGCGCGATAGCGAGGTCACCAGCCAGCAGCTGGTGGACTATGCGAAGTGGCGGATGAGCTCAGATGGTGGCGCCGTTCAGGCGCAGACGGTGGGCAACGATCTCGCGCACCTGGGGGCTGTGCTGTCAGTGGCCAGGCCGGCGTGGGGTTATGAGATCGACCCGCACGCCATGCCGGATGCTCGGCGGGTGCTGAGGCGGCTTGGCATGGTCAGTCGCAGCGTTGAGCGCGATCGCCGGCCGACGCTGGACGAGCTGTCGACGTTGCTCGAGTACTTCTTCGATGTGCTGGGGCGCCGGCCGACCTCTGCTCATATGCCCAAGCTGATCGCGTTCGCCATCTTCTCGACACGCCGGCAGGAAGAAATAACCCGCATTCGCTGGGATGACCTGGATCGCGCCGGCCAGCGGGTGCTGGTGCGTGACATGAAGAACCCTGGGCAGAAGATCGGCAACGATGTGTGGTGCCATTTGCCACATGAGGCGATGGCCATCATCGACAGCATGCCGAGGTTCGCGCCAGAGATATTCCCCTACAAGGGTAAGTCGGCTAGCGGCGCCTGGACGAAGGCGTGCAAAGTGCTGGGTGTCGAGGATCTGCACTTCCACGACCTGCGGCACGATGGTGTGAGCCGGCTGTTTGAAATGGACTGGGATATCCCTAGGGTTGCCAGTGTGTCCGGCCATCGGGACTGGAACTCGCTGAGGCGATACACGCACCTGCGCGGGCGGGGTGATCGGTATGCTGGCTGGGCCTGGCTGCCGAGGATCATCGAGGCGAAGGCGGTGATTGGGTATCAAAAGAAAGGGGGCTGACGCCCCCTTTTAGCTGGCCTTCTTGTATCGGCCGTGGAGTTTGTCGTTCTCGACTACCGCCTTGGCGCGTTGCGCGTCGAGGTAGGTGGCTAGGTCGGAGAGGTGCACGCCCTTGGCCGCTTTCTGGCTGCCCTCGATACGCGTGATCGGCAGATCGATCTCACCAGCGCCGGCCTTGCGCAGCAGCTTCTCGGGCGTGAGGTGTGAGAAATAGTCTGCACACACGCGCTCGATGGGGATGATGGCCATGCCGTTGTATTGGGCCATGAGCAAGAATGCCGTGTTCATGCGGCCTCCGACTGTTTGCGCCAGGCGCCGAAGGCGTCGAAGACGCGCTCGGCTTGGGCTTCGGTAAGGGTGACTTCGGCGGGGATGGCGAGCCATGCCAGGCCGATGAAGTGGTTTGGGTTGCAGCCGGCCTTCAGCTCGACGCAGTAGGCCTCGACGGCTTCTGCCAGTTGGGCGGCTTTGTAGATGCCTTGCGGGGCAATCTCCACGCTCTTCATGTAGGCCATGCCGTGTTGATCGCGGCACAGCGCGGCCAGGTAAAGGCTCCAGCGGTGCGGCATATCGGTTACGGCGCAGGCGACTGCATAGCGACCGTTGCCGATTGCTCTGGCGTGCTTCCAGTCAACGAGCACCTGTAGTTCCAGGTGCTCGATATCGAGCACAGCCACATGGTTGCTGCGCAGCATCGACCGGTAGTAGTTGGCCAGGCGCGCCTGGTGGTTGTAGGGCTTGCGCTGGCTCATGCTGCGGTACCTCCGTCGAGCAGGATATCCATCTGTGCGGCACCGTCGCGCCAGGCTGCCAGCAGGCGCTGGTGTCCAAGGGCGGCGTACTCGGGATTCAGTTCAGTCAGGATCGAGCGGCGGCCTTCCTGCATGGCCACCATAGCGGTGGTGGCGGCGCCTCCGAACGGATCGAGCACCAGGCCTCCACGTGGCGCGCCGGCTAGGACGCACGGGCGGATGAGTTCTGGCGGGAACGTGGCGAAGTGTGCGCCCTTAAATCCGACGGTGGCCACGGTCCAGACGCTGCGCTTGTTGCGCTTGCCGCTGTAGTCGATATCGGGGCGATCCGGACGATGTTGCCCCTTTTGGCCGTGCTCGCCTGAGGAGTACTTAGTTTCCCTGGCGAAGCTGTTACGCCTGCTGCCACCAACTGCCTTCATGGATCCGTTCGTCTTGCCAGGTACGCGGTCGCTGCCCAGCTGTTCCTCCCATGTATCCTGGGCCAGGCGCTCGACGGAGGCAGGCGCGAGAGGCTCAGCGATGGCGCCCTGATCGAAATAGTACGTCCGGGATTTGCTAAGTAGGAACAGGTATTCGTGTGCCTTCGTACAGCGGTCGACGACGCTCTCTGGCATAGGATTTGGCTTGTGCCAGATGATGTCCTGACGCAGATACCAGCCGTCATCCTGCAGGGCAAAGGCTAGGCGCCACGGGATACCTATCAAGTCTTTGTGCTTCAAGCCGCTTGGTGGTTTCCGTCGTCTGCCATGCAGCACTTCCCCGCGGGTAGCGCTCGAAATAGTGTCATGCTTGCCTTTCGAGCCACTAGGGGCATATCCGCCGGCAACAGACGCATAGCTATCGCCCATATTCACCCAGCAGGTTCCATCGTCGCGCAGTACGCGGTGAACCTCGCGGAATACCTCGACCAACCTTGTGATGAATTCGCCCGGTGCATCTTCCAAACCGATTTGGCCGTCGACTCCGTAGTCGCGCGGGCCAAAGTAGGGAGGGGATGTGACGCAGCAATTCACAGATTGGTCCGGCAGCTTGCGTAGTAGCTGCAGGCAGTCGCCTATACGGATTTCTGCAACCGGCTCAGTTTGCGAGCCGATTGGTACGACTAATCGGCTCATGCAGCCACCTCGCTCCGCTGCACGTCCACCAGATTGGCGCGCACCAGGGCGGCGGCGACGGGTGGGCAGACGCTGTTGCCGCACATGCGCACCTGGGCGTCCTTTGGCAGCTTGGGGTTGGTGAGGGTGCGGTTATGGATGTAGTCGGCCGGGAAGCCCTGGGCGGCGTAGAGCTCGTGCGGCTCGAGCATGCGCATGCCGATATCGACGATCTGGTACGGCTCGCCCTTGACCATCACCAGGCCCAGGCGGTCCTTGGTGGTGATTGTGTGCAGGGGCTCGGCCAGTGATTGGCCAGTGCCGTGCTCGTAATACTTGAGCAGGAAGGCGCGCACTTCGCCGAGGTGGTTACCGGATGCAGTGACGGTGTGCAACGGCTCAGTCACGGGCTGCCCGTCACGGCAGGTGCCGCGTAGCTTCACCATGTGGCTGGTCACCAAGTGGTGATGATCCTTCGAGGTCAGCGGCTGCTGGCCGGCGCGCTCACCGTTGCGGGTGTTGGCGATGAAGGGCGCCAGTTTCGGTGCGACTACGCCGGTACCGAGCTTGCTGGTGATGGTCTGCATGGGTTCGTTCAGCGGCTGGCCGCGGAAGTAGTCGTAGCCGTGGTTGACCTTCACCAGAAACGGGTCGGCGTTGTCGATGACATAGCGCTGAATGCCGCGCGCGATGCGGCGCAGGGTGTTCTCGGCCAGCGGGCGCTTGCGGGTGAAAATCGATGGGCAGGGGAGCGACCAGTCGATGATGTCCGCCGCCAGGCGTTGGGGCTTGGCCCGTTTGGCTTTGACCTCGGGGCTGCTGATCGGCAGATGCGTTGGCTCAGGCCAGACGATGGGCAGGCCGTCGCAACGGGCGATCAGGAACAGGCGCTTGCGGATGGTGGCGGCGCCGAACTGATTGGCCCGCAGCTCGCGCCATTCCACCTGGTAGCCATGGCGGCGCAGGGCGTTGACGAAGCTGTTGAAGGTGCGGCCCTTGTTCTTCGGGCAGGGGCGACCCTCGGCGAGCGGCCCCCAGGTGACGAACTCCTCGACGTTCTCCAGCATGATGACTCGAGGGCGCACGGTGGCGGCGTAGCGGATGGCCACCCAGGCGAGCCCGCGAATCTCTTTCTTCACCGGCTTGCCGCCCTTGGCCTTGCTGAAGTGCTTGCAGTCCGGGCTGAACCAGGCGAGGTCGACAGGCCGCCCGCCAGTGATCTCGCGCGGGTCGACCTCCCACACGCTTTCGCAGAAGTGCTTGGTGTGCGGGTGGTTGATCTCGTGCATGGCGATCGCTTCGGGGTCGTGGTTGATGGCGATATCCACCGGCCGGCCGAGGGCCATTTCGATGCCGGTGGATGCGCCGCCGCCGCCGGCGAAGTTGTCGATGACCAGGCCGCCGAAGTTGAAGCTCGGTTGAGGGTGGATGCGGTATAGGCCGGTCATGCTGCCACCTGCTGGACATGGTGGCAGGGGGCCGGCATGCTCGGGGCTTTCGTAGGGGCTGGGAGAAGGTAATGTTTCGCGATTTTCTTGACAGGGATGTTCCGAGATTTACTTGGAGAACTGTCTTTCTCTTGTGCGTACTCAGCCCCATGGCAGCAGTCTTGATGTTCTTCATATTGAAGGCTGACAAGGCTGCGGACTGGGTCCAGGCGGTCGGTTCGGTCGTTGCGATTCTGGCAGCCGGATACTTCCCGATCCGCCATCTGGAATTGGCGAAACAGAAGCGAGAGCAAGGTTTGCTTGAAGTGCTGAGAGTGCTGGGTGTCCAGGCCAGCGAGCCGATCTGGGTTCTTACAAACTGCTTCCTCACGCCCGAAACGGAAGAGCAACTCATGAGGGACTACATTCGAAGCCATCGCATAAAAGACTTTGAGCCTTTGTTGGCTGCACTGGATCAAATACCAGTGGCCGACCTGCCCCCTAAAAGGGTTCTCGATCTGGGGAACATTAGAGGCGCTGTGCAATTCGCCGAGGATGTCGCGGCTAAGTTGCCGGGTTGGCTGAGCGCAAAAAGTTCCAACCCCGAGGTTCTCGTTACCTTGAGGGCAAAGCGGGACCTTCTCGATACAACCGTCGATGCTCTGCCTGCGGCGGACGGTCTGCCTAATATCGAAAATATTGCTCGGATTCTGGGTGAACCAGGTGAGCATGACCTTGAGCCACTGACTTTTATGGATGCCAAAATCTATCGGCAGTATTACTGGCGCGATGGCCAGCCAGTACCAACGATGGCCCGTGTGCAGATTATGCTTCCGGGTTTTGAGCATCCAGAAACCTATCCAATGGGCTTGGATATCTCCGAGAGATGGGGCTCTCTCGAAGAGGCCGAAAGCATGATTGCCCATTCCGCCAGGACAAAGATTCTGTTCTGGCGCCAGCACGGCTGGCCAGGCCAGAAGGGGAGTTGAAGATTTCTTCATGCCGCAACCCTCCGACGGTGGGTGACAGCCATCAGGCCCAGCAGGCGGTCGTGGAACTGCTGGCGGACGACCTCGGGCTGCCAGCGCAGAATGCGTTGCTCGTGCAGCGGGGCGTAGCCTTCGAGGCATTCCCAGGCGGCGGGATGCTCGGGCAGGAGGTCGCGCTTTTCGGTGGCCAGGGCGATCATGTCGGCGTGCTTGACGCACTCCGGCAGCTCGGGCTCCAGGTGGAAGCGCTCGGCGATGGCAAACCAGATGGCTTCCTCGATCTGGTGGTAGGTGTCCAGCAGCAGAAAAATGCCTTCGCGCTCCACCGTGTTCAGAATCCGCGTGGCGCCGGCCTTGATTCCGGCGGCGCTATTGTCTGCGCCCAGCTCGGCGACGATGTCGAGCCATGCCTTGTTGCGCTGCCGTGCCGCCTCGATCAGCAGCAGCTTGAGCGGGCGCGTCAGGTCGCTGATGTAGGCCTCGGTGCCGTCGTGCAGTAGCCCGGCCAGCTGTTCCTCGGGTGTGCCGCCTTCCTTCTCGATGATGTACGCGACCAGCAGGCTGTGCTGGGCGACCGAGTAGTGATGCGCGCAGTGGCCGTTGAAGCGGCAGACCAGGCTCAGCGCGTGTGCCAGGTCGGTGGTGATGACGTTCTCGGCGCGCGGGTTAAGCAGGTCGAACGGGCGGGCGCTGTTGGTGAGAATCCAGGTCATGGCTGCGGCTCCTGCACTGGGCGCAGGGAGGCGTCGATGGCGGCCGGATCGGCCAGCGGGTCGGCGTAGTAAATCGCTAGCGGCGCATCTGGCCATTCGCGGCGCAGGGCGTCGAAGTTGCCTTCGTTCCAGTTACGCAAGAACTCAATGGGCTCTTCGCGGCTGCCGGCGTTGAGCATGTAGTCGATCACTGCGCTGTAGGCGATGTTGCCGCGCACTGCCCAGTCGATGTCTTCGGTTTGCTCAAGCGTTGCCTGCACATGGCCGGTGACCAGTTCATGATCGAACGGCACCTTGAAGCCGGCCGCGTTGCGGTGGCCGCCGCCGCCGTATTGCTTGGCGATCTCGCCCACGTCGAGGCCCATGCTGGTGCTGCGTAGGGAGAAGTACCGGTGCTCGCTGGTGTCCTGATAGCAAGCTGCGAAGGGCTCGCCATCAGCCATCAGGTGTCCGGCGTCGCTGGAGTGGATGTAGGGCAGGTTGGCCACAGGCACGTCATAGCCGGCGATGACCATGCGGCGCTTGCAGTCGGCGAGCAGTTCGGCCACGTCCTTGTGGTGCTTGCGCTCGATGGCCACCCCTGCGGCGATAGCGGCGCCGATGGGTTGGCGCATGAGCAGGTCCCAGACCTCGAAGTCGTAGGGGTAGCTGAACAGGTTTGCCTGTATCTCGCGCGTGCCTTCCAGCTTGAAGCGCCACAGGTCACGGTCTTCGATGTGGTTGATCAGGGCAGGGCGCGGCTCGGCGGGGTTGAAGTAGTCCCAGGTGAGGCCGGCGCCGGAGCGCTCCATATCAAACACGGTGCCGACGCGTTGAGTGGAGGGCGCCCATTCTGCAAAGCAGGTGGGGGCTTGCGGCAGTTGGGCCAGCGCTTCGGCTGCCGTCTTGTGGTGGTCGATGATCAGGATCGAGCGCGCCTGATGGCCGAGCAGCACCAGCAGTTCATAGGGGTAGGAGAAGTCGACGATGATCACGTCGCGGCCTTCAACGTCCGGGGCGGGCTTGCCGTAGTGGCCGGCGTGGAACTCGACGTTCTCGGCGCCCAGCGCTTGGCGAACGACCCAGGCGGCGCCGAAGCCGTCGGCGCAATTGGCGTGGTAGATGCAGAGGGTTTTCATACTGCAACCCCCTGCTTGGCCTTGGCGGCAACCAGCGACATGGCCTGGTCGTAGGTCAGTTCGCGGCGCGAGAACTCGTGGTGCGGGCCTGAGTGGTTGGTCAGTACCAGGGCTTTGGTGATCGGTGCGGGATGGCCTGGCTGCCAGTCGTCAACGATCTCGGTCAGGCCGAGGGCGTCGGCGATGGCCTTAGAATCGCGGGTTTTGCCGCAGCCTTCGGGGCCGTAGACGAGCCAGCTTTTGCCGTTGGGTACGCCAGAGGCGAAGGCAGCCGCTTCGAGCAGGGCGACTTCTGCCACTTGATGGGAGTTTGGCAGTGCGGTTTGCACGTTGCCGTCGAGCTGTTCCTCAATGCGCTGGGCGAGATCGTCCAGCTCGCCGCATACGGTGAGGGCGTGGCGCGCCTGGTCGCTCAGCTCCAGCACCTGGTTGGTGGTGAGCTGGTTGTAGGTGAGGGCTGCCAGCTTGAGCTGTTTGGCGGCGCGGCGGATTGTGGTGAGCTCATCCCGTGTCCAGCTCCGGCCGGCATAGATGGCGATGCGGCGGTCGGCGTCCTGCAGCTGAGCTTCGATATCGCGGTTGACTTTGGCGAGCCGGCCGACCGAGCTGGTGAGTTGTTCCTCGAGGCTGGTGGTGTAGTCGGCGGCGGCCTTTTTGGCGTCGTCGTAACCTTGGTCATAGCCATTGGTGCGGGCGACTTCTGCGTTGGTGTAAGCCAGCCAAGCGAGGCCGAGCAGGGCGATGATGGTGAGTGCGCCGATAACGGCGAGGGTGATCAGTGAAACGGTCATGTGCTGTGTCTCCGATTGAGCCCGCTACCAGGGGTCAGAGGCCCTGGCAGCGGGTGGTGGGGCTTAGTTGCCTTGCTGGTAGGTGCCGATGGTGAGCGGCAGCAGGCCGCCGATTTCGTCGGTGAGCACCTGCTGGAACTCTTCGGCGAAGGCTTCTTGCTGGGCTTCCTGGCCGACCCAGCGCAGCTTCAGCACCGGGGCCTTCTCGCCGGTGATGACCGACAGGCGCAGGGTGATGTCGGCGACGCTGAGCGGGTCGTAGGGCTTGGCGCTGAACACGAAGGTGGTCGGCAGGGTTTCGAGGCTTTTGGCTTCGATCTCCTCCATCGCGCTGCGGCGGTTGCTCAGGTCGCTGACTTCGGTGTTCACCTCGGCAATGGCCTTGATGGACATGCGGCGGATGGCGTTGATAGCCGCAGGAGTGCCCAGCTTCTGATCACCAGCGCTGGCTACCAGGTGCGGCGTCCAGTCCTCGAGGAATTCGGCCAGTTGCTGTTGGCTGAGCGAGCGGCCAACTACCTCGGTGAGAGCCTTGTAGGCGGCAGTAGGCTTGAGGGTAAGCGTTGCGCGGTCGTCGCCGTGGCCGGCTTCGTCCGGGGTGCCGAGGTTGAACACTACGGTCGCGCGCATGGCGTCTTGATCGACAAAGCCAGCGGCGCCGGTATCTTCCTCGCCACCGATGTGGCGCTCGACGTAGGCGCCGAAGGCTTTGAGCGAGTGAGTGTTCAGCGCGCCGCGGAAACGGTCGCGGTGCGCCTGGTATTGCTCAAGGCTGTGCAGGCTGCAGCTATCCGGCACAACGGCCAGGCGGTTGCCGCTGGTCTCGATACTCACCTGCGCAGCTGCTACGGCTTGTGCGTTGAGGGTGTCCAGGGTGTCTTTGGTCAGCATGTTTCAGTTCCTTGTCAGAGAAGGATGGTTGGGTGGTGCGGTGTTGCGGGTTCAGGGTGATCAGCTGCGCGCGTGAACGGGCGTGTCTTCCGTGCGGAAGAGCTGATCGGTCGGGTTGGTCTGGAGCAGCTGCAGGCCAGCCGGGGTGACGTACATCGGGGTATCAAGGGTGGTGTCTTCGCGCTTCTTGCCGCGTTTGGTGGGCTGCACGTAGTCCAGCTTGTGGGTGATGTTCACTTGGTTGGTCTGGGCGATCTGCTTGAGCTTGAGGGTGATGATTACTTGGCCTTCCTTGCCGTGATCGATGCAGCCTGCGGCAACGTCGGAGAGGGCGCGGCCGAGCTGATCGGCGAAGACGCCGGCGTTAAGGTCCTGGATGAACTTGTTGGTATCGGTAGCTTTCATGTGCTGTGCCTCGGTTGTCAGAGAGTTGCCCGGTACCGCCGGGCGCGGGGGTTATGCCGCTTGTTCGGCGCGAGCGTCGAGGTAGGCGGCGAGGTCGGCCAGGCGCACATGCAGCGGCGCCAGGCGCGAATCAGAGTTCCTGAAGGTGGGCAGCTGCACCTCACCGGTACGGATGAGGTGGCGCAGGCGCTTCTCCGTTTTGATGTGGGAGAAGTACTCGGCGCGGACCTGCTCAAGGGCCAGGCTGTTGGCCTTGTAGCGCTGCTGGAGCAGCTCGAACGTGTTGCTCACTGCGCCACCTCCCCGCACCCCGCCATAGGGCGGCTGAGCTTTGCGGCGATCAGCGTGGCGAGCCCTTCGACGGTCTTGCCGGTGCCCGTGGTGGCGAGGTTGCCGGCTTCATCGGTGATCACCGCGCCGAAGGGGCGCTCGGTGTCGCCGGTGAGGGTGACGTAGGGCAGCCAACGGTGTGGCAGCAAGGCGAAGAGGGCGCAGTACAGCGCGGCCAGCTCCAGCGCCTGAGGCGGAATGCCCTGCAGGCGCTGGATGCATTCGTCTGCGGCGTCGCGCACGGTGTCGGCGCTGACGGTGCCCGGGTTGGCGTGGTGCATGCTGGCCAGCTTGACGACGCCGATGGCGTCGGCGATTGGGTTGGGCTTGTTCATGCGGCGCTGTCCTTTGCGGGTACTTCGGTGATGTCGATGCCGAGCTGCTTGGCCAGCCAGTCGATGCCGGCCTCGGTAACCTTCAGCACGGCGTAGTGCTTGCGGAAGCCGAGGTGCTTGGGCTCGGTAACGCGCGGGTCCATGAACAGCTTGCCGCCGCCGATGTGGCGCGCTGCCAGGGTGCCGTCGCGGTTGAGGGCGTTGATGCTGCGCAGGTGGGCGCGCAGCTTGCTCTCGGCAATGCCCAGTACCTGGGCGGCCTGCTTCACGGTGCGGGTCATGGCTTGGCCCTCAGGCTGCGTTGAGCGCGGCTTCGATGTGCTGGGCGGCGACCACGTACAGCTCGCCTGGCGTGCCTGCTTGCAGGTGCTCGGTGGCATATGGTGTGGAAACCAATGCGTGGCGATGTGGCGTCAGGATGCCTGCGTAATGCACGGTGACCGACACGCCGCACTGCAAGTGGCGAGTGCCGCCGATACGCGCCAGGTGCCGCAGGCTGGCTTCGTCCTCGGCGTCGAGGGCGAAGGGCTCGCGCGCTGGGGCAGTCGGGGTGCCGATCGCGCCGGTTTCGGCGGTGTCGGCCGTGCCGTTGGCGATGGCCAGGATCTGATCGTGCAAATGCAGGGCGTTGGCATGGTCTGCAGCTTGCAGCCGGATGGTGGTGTTGCACTGTTCCATACCGACCACTACTTCGATCTTGTCGTCTGCGGGCTCGAACTGAAGGGAGGCGCGCAGCGTGTTTGCCGGGCGATGCAGCTCGATAATGGCAGTGGACGGTTTGCCCAGGCCCAGCGCGTTATGCAGCACAGGCAATGACTGAGGAGTGAGTTTGTAGGTCATGCTGCACGCTCCTGTGCGATGGCTTGCCGGCGTGCCTTGGCAAACTCGGCAGCGCGCTGCTCGGTGGCATTAATGGCCAGCTCATGCAAGCGTTCGCTTTCGGCAATGCTGATTGCGCCCAAGCAGTGCGCTGAGCTGATCCAGCCAAGAGCAACGTAGAAGTCTGCAGGGGCGGCGTGCTCGCGCGCAGCACGAACCTGCTTCAGCTTGCTGAGCAGGCGTGCGCGCCAGGCGGCGAGGTCGTTCGGGTTGCAGGTGCTCATGCTGCGTCACCCCCGAACGGGCCGGGGGCGGGCATGGAAGCGCGGCGGCGCTGTTCGCGGGTGACGTACTGGCAGCCAGCGTCACGCGCCATGCGGCGCACTACGAAGATGTAGGCGGGGTTCAGGGCCGGGTGCGAATGCACCTGGCAGGTGTGCTGTGTCTGTTGCATCGCGTACTCCAGAGGTCAGAGTGTGGGTACGGATGCAAAATTAGCTTCACTAATTTATTAAGTCAACAGTGATACTTATAAAAGTTGTTGGGCTCATGAAAAAGCCGCCAGGCGGCGGCTTGATCGGTAGGGGCTTGGGCTAAAGCAGCACGGAGTACCAGAAGACTTTACCGATGACGCGGATGTGGTCAGCGACATAGTCGCCTTCATAGCGCTCGTCCGGGTGCTCGGTTTCGTTGTAGCTGCGCACGCGCAGGCCGCCGCCCGGCAGGCGATACAGCAGCTTTACGCGCAACTGGCCGGCGTGGTCGATGGCGTACATCTTGCCGTCCTGCACCAGCTTGGAGCCAGTGTCGATGCCGACTGTGGAGCCGTCCGGTAATACCGGTTCCATGCTGTTGCCGGTGACGGCTGCGCAGGCAGCTGCCTCGGGCTCGACGCCCTTACGTTGGAGGCTCCGGCGCCCGAATCGCAGCTTCCTACCGCCAGTTTCCAGCATTACTTCCGATCCCTTTCCTGCAGACAGCTCGACTTCCTTATAGAAGGGCAGCTCGACCTCTTCAGGGCCGAGTGGTGTTTCATCATCCCACACCTCTATGGGATAGATGGCAGCATGCTCTTGCACGGCTTGTTGGGTTGGCTGGGTGAGCTTATAGGCCGGGAGCCTGGGCATCTCGATCAGTTTTGCTAGGCGCGGGCTTATCTCGCTCGGTTCGCACTTGAGTACTTGGGAAAACTTCAGCACGGCCGGGATGTTGAGCGGAATTTTGCCGGTTGCGTACTGGCTCACCACGCTCTGCCCGGACCAGCCGCAGAGGTCCGCGATGCGATCCTGGGTGAGGGTGGCATCGACCTGCTTGCGGGCCTTCATGATGGCCTTGAGCGCGGCGGCTTCGGCTTGCTGTATTTCGGGTGTTATGTCCATAGGCACACTGTATAAGCACCGCTTATTTGCAACAAACAGTCAGGCTTCTTTTTTCTTGCTTATCAAAAGAAGTGCTACTAATATCGCCTGCACTACCCATCGAGGGCATGGTGATGGATGAGTTCACTGGCCAGACACTGGCCGCATTTGCTGAAGATAAAACGCAGCCTGAACTGGCTGTGATGATCGGGGTAACGCAGAGCGCGGTATCTCAGATGATCAAGTCCGGGCGGGACATTCGTGTGCGGCAGCTGCCGACTGGCGGCTGGCAGGCTTACGAGATTCGTCCGGTTGGTAGCCGTCGCAAGGCGGCTTAAAGGTGCCGGCCCCCGAAGGGGCCAGCGGGGTGCTCGCCTGAGCTCTGACACAAAGGCGGGCGGTGCCTGGCGAGGCTCTGACCTCTCGCCAGGCGCACGACGCTCGATGCCGACACAGCACGTGGAAACATCGAGTCGCCGTAGCCGGAATAGTAGGGGATGCCCTGGTGCTCTGGCTATGTCGTTAAACGGCGGTTTTAGGTAGTAACCGCGCCGGGGACTCTGACCCCAGGTGCGGCCGGGGTCGAGCGGGGCAACTCTGACTGCCCAGCTCGGCAGACACAGCACACATCAGCCGGCCCCGCCTGGGGCCGGCTTGGAGTAGTTATGAGCCGAGTAGATCTGCTTCCGGGCGCTGGCCCGGTGCTCTGCCTGCGCCATGCGCTTTACCGCGCAGGGCGTGACTACCGGGGCGGCATTGGCGCCCTGGCCATCGATATGCATCTCGACCCGGTTACGGGCTACGACGCTCTGCAGAAGAAGCTCAACCCGGAGGAGGAGCGGCGCTGGCCGAACCCGGATGAGCTTGAAGACATCATCGGCCTCACAGCTGACGCGCGCCTGCTGGACGCGCTGATGCGCCCGGCGGCTGCGGTGTGGTTCAAGCCGGTACCGGTGACGGCGACCAACGATGCCTTGAAGGCCCTGGCCAAGCTGATGAAGCGCCAGGGCGAGTTCGTGGGCAGCCTGCACGATGGTGCCGCAGACAACCGCTGGCAGCGGCACGAGGTGGAGACGCTCAGGCACCACGGGGAAACGGTGATTCGCAAGATTCTCGGGATCATCGCCGGCGCCGAGCAGGCAATGCTGGCCGGGGAGGATCGCCGCGATGGATGAACGCTATCTGGAAATGGCCGAGGCGGTGCAGCAAGAGCGCCTGCAGCAGGCCATCGATAACCGTGTGGTTTACCAGGGCGAGAGCGCGGCCGAGTGCGCCAGCTGTGGTGACGACATTCCCGAAGCCCGGCGCCAAGCGGTGCCGGGTTGCCGTTTCTGCGTGATCTGCCAAAGGGTGATGGAGGTGCGGCGATGAGCAAGCAATGCGTAAATTGCCCTGGGGCCGTTGATCACACTACGGCGCAATGCCCAGTTATGAATGCTCTGGACTGGGTTGATGACTTCATTGCTCGCTGCAATGGCGATGATCGCGGCTCCTGCGACTCAGTGAACACGCTGCGTCAAGCGCTGCAAGCCAGGTCGAAGCTGCCTGGGAAAATAATTGCTGAGTCAACTCCTAGCGGCCATGACCAACTCTGGTTGTGGTTTGGCCTGAGTCGGGCTTCTTGGCTCGCGCTGCCGCGAGTGCTCCTTCACGAAATGCCAGATGAGTGGCAGGCGCAGATGGCCGAGCTGCTCGACCGTTGGGATCAGACCTGGGACACAAGCGATCTGCCAGTGGCGGTGGTTCAGGCTCGGTGGTTTGGGCGGATCACAAAGTGGCCGGGCTGGGTGCTCAACTATCGGCATCCTGATAGGAGCGAGATAGCTATCCACCGCACTGAGCCGGGAGGTGACGCATGAACCGCCCAGCTCTGCGCGCCCATCTGCGCGCCAAAGTGAATCGTGCCGCCCAGCGCCTGCGTGAACTGCACGCGATGCGCGATTGGGAAGGCATCAAGGTTGCCCTGCAGGCCTACTGGCAGGCCGCCAACGAATGGAGGGCGGTGCTGTGAGTGTTGTCGAAATCCATGGCGGCGGTGATCGCCGCAGCATGATCAAGCGCTATGAGCGCAAGTCGAAACACGAGGCCATCCGCGAGCTCGTCGACCTGGTGCACTGCTGCTGGAACCGCATTGACCAGTTGGAAGCCCATGTGCCCGGTGCCGCTGAGCAGCCGGACTGCACGGGGCGCAGCCCTAAGGACTATGCCATCGAGCATGCCGAGTACATGGCGAAGTGCGTGGATCGCCTGTCGGGTTGTTTTGATGAGTACGGCATGGCCATCGCCGCGGCTGAATTGGCGGATGATGAGGATGAGGCGGCGCAGGAGTCCGTGGGCGAAGCGCGCGTGGAGCTGCAAGAGGCTCTGGTCGACTTGCGGGGCTATGTCTACGAGTTCCGCAAGCGTAGTGCTCGTGCGATCACTGCCGCCCAGGCGGGCAAGGGGAAGGGGGCTGTTGAATGACCGCTCCGAAAACTCCCGCAACCATCGCCGCGTGGGCACGCCGCTATATCGAGGCCTTCGGGCTGGCCCTGGTGAAGATCGAGCCTGGCCAGAAGGCGCCGAAGGGCAATGGATGGAACAAGCCGGGCGGCTACTTCACCGATGCCGGCAAGGCCGAAGCGTTCTGGACGAAGAACCCCAATCACAACATGGGCGTGGTGCTCGGGCCGAGCCGCGTTTGCTCGCTCGACGTGGACCACGTTGAGTACACGCGCCATGTGCTGCAGCACGTGCTCGATGTGCACCTCGATGACCTGGCGGCGGTGTACCCGACGCTGGTGGGCAACCCGGCGCGCTTCCGCCTGATGTTCCGCGTGCCGGATGGCGTGGAGCTGACCGCGCACAAGTTGATATGGCCGAACCCGCTCGATCCGGATGGCAGTAAGTTCAAGCTGGCCACTGCAGCGCTGAAGCAGGCCGAGGCAACCGGCAATGCCGAGCTGACGGCGACGATGCGCGCAAAGCAGAAGGAAGTGGCGCCGGTGACGGTGTTCGAGCTGCGCGGCGGGCTGGTGCAGGACGTTTTGCCGCCCTCGATCCACCCGGACACGGCTCAGCCGTATTTCTGGCGCACGCCGCCCTCGGCAAATGGCCTGCCGGAGCTGCCGCGCGAGCTGCTGAGCATCTGGAACAATTGGGAGATATTCAAACCGCTGGGGCAGGGTGCGTGCGAGTGGGCGCCGGCGCCGAAAGAACGCCCTGCACCCAAGGCGAAGCCGAGCCGGCCGGCGACGACTGGCGCAAGCGGTAGTACGGATGTGGTCGGCGCCTACAACCAGGCGAACGACGTCGAGCAGCTGCTGGCGGCGCACGGTTACAAGCGGCGCGGCAAGAAGTGGCTTTACCCGGGCAGCACCACGGGGCTGGCGGGTGTGACGGTGGTGGATGGCAAGGTGTATTCACACCACGGCGCCGACCCGCTGGCGAACGGGCACATGAACGATGCGTTTGATGTGTTCTGCCTGCTCGAGCATGACGGCGATCAGAAGGCGGCGACGAAAGCAGCAGCCAAGGCGCTGGGCATCGACCATGCGAGCCAGCGCAAGAAGGTATCAGGCGGCACACCACCGAAGGCGAAGGGCGAGGCCGGTAGCAAGCCTGCGCCTGGTGATGACGGTGGCAGCTCGGCCAATGAGTCGGGTGACCTTCCCCCCGCCCCATCTGAGTCGGATAGCGGCGCGCCGGCCGGCAGCAGCACCAATGGGGGGGCGGGGGGCGCTTTCCATATCCAGGGCCTGCTCCGGCGCTACGCGCTGATCGTCGGCACCACGCAGGCGTGGGACTTGGATAACGGCAGGCGCATCAAGAAGGCCGCGTTTCAGGCGCTGATCGGCAAGGATCTGTTCAAGCAGTGGGATGCCGAGACGGACCCCAAGCGCAAGAAGACGGTCGGCGAGGACTGGGTCAAGGATATCGAGCGCGCCCAGGCGCTGGCCGGCAAGGCGGTTGGCGATCTGAAAATGCCGATGCTGACGCGCTACGTGTACATCGACGGCACCAAGGACGTGTGGGACTACGCGAAGAAGCGGCGCGTGGCCGAGGGCGCGGTGAAGATGGCCCTGGGCGATGCCTACAGCCTGTGGCTGAACAGCCCGGAGCGCCGCGTGGTGGATATGAACCATATCGTGTTCGACCCGACGCTGAGCCATGACCCCAAGGTGTACATCAACACCTACGAAGGCTTGCCGCTGACGCCAGAGCGGGATGACGCGAAGTGCGCGAACTTGATCTGGCTGATCAGCTTTCTGTGCAACCACGCTGAGGATGCGACTGACTGGCTATGCCGGTGGCTGGCATACCCGCTGCAGCACAGCGGGGCGAAAATGGACACCGCGGTGCTGATGCATTCGACCACTGAGGGCTCGGGTAAAAGCCTGTTGTTCTCGGTGGTGATGGGGCTGTTGTACGGGCAGTACTCGGCAACAGTCGGGCAGACGCAGCTGGAGGGCTCGTTCAACGCCTGGCAGAGCGGCAAGCTGTGGGCGGTGTTCGAGGAGGTGGTGAGCCGCGATCAGAAGTACAACCAGGTGGGCAAGATCAAGCAGCTGATCACCGGGCAGACGGTGCGCATCGAGAGCAAGTTTGTGAATGGGTGGGAGGAGGCGTCGCACATGAATGCGGTGTTCCTCTCGAACGAGATCGTGCCGTGGCCGATCAGCGATAGCGACCGGCGGTTTCTGGTGATGTGGCCAGAGGAGAAGCTGCCGGCTGCGCGACAGATGGCAATCAAGCAGGAGCTGGCCAACGGCGGCGTCGAGGCGCTGTATGCGTGGCTGCTGGCGTATGAGCTGGGCGATTTCGATGAGCAGACCAAGCCGCCGGTGACGCCGGCCCGTGAACGCCTGGTGGCGTTGAGCAGGGCGCCGTGGCAGACGTTCGCCAACCTGTGGCGCCTGGGTGAGCTGGGCGATGGGCTGTGGGGCGGGTGCCTGAGTTCGGACCTGTACGCGATGTTCGTGGAGTGGTGCCAGCGTAATGGCGAGCACCGGATGAGTCAGACGAAGTTCAGCCTGTTCATCGAGACGCTTGGCGTGGACAAGACGCGGGCGATCCCCTGGACGGATCGCAATACGCGGCGGTTTGCGGCGTTTCTGATGCCGCGGGACAAGGCATCCTTCCTGCCACCATCCTTGAAAGCGGCCGAGCTGGGCACGCACGTCGAGGCGTGGCGTGCCAATGCGTTGAAGGCTGGCTGGCATGTGGAGGCGTGGGACCACGTCAAGGCGGCTGCAGCATGAGTACGCCTGAAAGTGTGTTGGGTGTGTTGGCACTGTGTAGGGTTGATTTCGCAACCTTACACACATGCAGCCCCGTAACCACGCGGGTTCTAGACGAGTGTGTAAGGTGTGTAAGGTTTAAGCGCGTGCGCGCGCGTGTGCGAAAAAAAATTGCACGCTGTATCACCGGTCTGGCCGCCCTGAACCCTTCGATAATTTCCTTACGCGAGGCTCTGAAAACCTTACACACCTTACACACCCTACACAGTTGCTCTAAAGCCTTTGTTTTTATTGGAGTTTTTGTGTGTTGGGTGTGTGTAGGGTTGGCGGTTTTTGTGTTGGGTTGCGGTTTTGGCGGGGGGGACGGGCAATGATCGAGGCTATCGAGACGCTGTTGATGCATTGGGGCGATCAGCTGGCCCAGAACGGCCTGGGGGGCGGTTTGCCCAGCACCATGGGCACTATCGTCGAGTTCGCCGGCTGTGCGCCGCGCGGTGGCGTGTACGGTGCCAAGCTGCTGGTAGCCGGCGCTGGGCCGGATTACGCGGCGGATGAGGTTAACCAGGTGCTGTACGCCATCGAGCGGCAGGAAGGCGGGGCGGCGCTGGTGCGGTTGGCGCGGACGCGGTACCGCAACGAACCCAGGCTGACCATCGCTGAGCAGGTGGATGCGCTGGAGCTGGGGCGCGGTGACGCTGGGCGACGTGCGTACTACCGGCAGGTGGGCGTGCTGCATGAGCGCCTGCAGGCCGGGCTGCTGGAACGGCAGGGCAAGCTGGCGGTAATGCGGCGGGAGGCTCGGCGCGATGGCGAGCGGATGCGTAAAGCGGCAGCGCAGCAGGCTGGGGCGGCGCACCGTGGACGTGGTCGGGAGTTCGAAGCTGCGCAGGACGGGCAGGGTGCAATCGCTGCTCACAAGGCCCGCAAGGCTTCTGCCAAGGCTGTGGACGTTGACCGCTCGTCGGGTGACTCGGCTCCGTAAGGCGCCGGCAAGGCTCCGAATGGCGCCGGCTGGAATAACCCATAATCGGGGCTTTTCGGTTTGTCACTCGGGGGGTACAAAGTCACCACGATTCGATAGGTACGCCTAGCGAGCAACAGAGCGCCACGTGCTGTGTCGCACAACCCGAGACCCGACTCGGATTCAGAGCCCCGCCATGCGGGGCTTTGTCTTTTCTGGCTGACGCTACCGTGGCAGGGGCGGCAGCCGTTCCCGCGGCACGCGGGTTTTTTATTCTGGCCCTTGGCCGCCTGGGAGGGTTTATGAGCGAGCCATTGACCGGGCTGGCGGCGGTGTGCGCGGCAGGTGTTGGCATCTGCATCTCCGGCTTCATGGCTGGCGTGGATGGCAATGCGGCAACCGGTGCACTGTGCGGCGCGCTGGTGTTTGTTATCGCTCGCTCCGACCTGAAGGTGCTGCCTCGTTCGTTGCTGTTCCTGATCAGCCTGGTGATGGGCTACCAGTTCAGCCCGGCTCTCGGTGAGCTGGAGTTGTGGGGCATTCGACCGTTCACCTATTCCGGGCCTGCTGCGTTCGCCGCTGCTGCGCTGGTCGTTGGCCTGACGATGGCCGCGATCAAGAAGCGCGCTGCGCCACCGGCCCCTGGGGGAATCGATGGCTAGTGTGATCCTGACCCATGCGCTGCTCGTGTTGTGCGGTGCCATCTTCGTTCGGCTGTTCACGTTCCGGCGGGGCGCTCTGCGCTTCAGCCGGCTCAAGTCGTGTGGCGCTTGGCTGGTGATGGTCTGCGCCGGGGTTGCCGTGATCCATATCCTGCGCGGCGACCTGGTGGTGCAGCCAGCAGCCTGGCCGCTGGTGGTGCTGGTCGCGGTGTTCGCCTGGGCCATCTGGCGAGCGGGCGGCAACCTGGCCGGTGTGCTGCGGCCCGAGGAGCCAGCGTGGTCGGGTGGTGAGCGGCGGCGGGGTGGGCGGTGAAGGGCAGCATCAACGCCCGTGACTTGGACGATGCACTGGCCGCCCTGCAGAGGCTGGGCGATGGGCTCGCACCTCGGGCACTGGCGGATGCGCTGAACCATACGGCGAACCAAGCGCGCCAGGCTCTGCGGGTTGAGATGGAAAGCGTCTTCAATCCGAGGCCAACGCCGTGGGTGCTGAACTCGATCCGCATCATCCACGCTAAGCCATCGGCTGAGCCCGAGGCGGCGGTGTGGGTGCAGGATCAGGGCACGGGCAAGAACCCATTCAGTGCCGAGGATTACCTGCTGCCGCAAGTCGAAGGCGGTGAGCGGATCACGCGGCGGTCGGAGAAGTACCTGCGCGAGTCGGGGATTCTGCCGGCTGGACGATTCGTAGTGCCGGCGGCAGGTGCTCGGCTGGATGCCTACGGGAACATCCAGAAGGGGCACATGACGCAGATTCTGTCGGGCTTGAAGGCGATGAAGCTATCGGGCTCTGACAACGCTGCGACTGATAGCCGGCGCTCCCTGCGTAAGGGGCACGCGGCTGCGTTCTTCGTGATGAAGCGTGGCAAGACGCCCATCGGCATTGCCGAGCGGCGTGGCAAGAACGTGACGATGGTGCTCGCCTTCGTGCGCCAACCGCAGTACCGCGAGCGCTTCAAGTTCCATGACGTGGTGCGTCGGGTCGCTGAGAACGACGCGCAGCTCGAAGCGAACATCGACAAGGCCATCGCTGATGCCCTGGCTGGTCGGCTGCCCAGCCTGGCGAGCCGGCGACGCAGCTGAGAGGCACTGACGTGCCTCAAGCGACCACGGGTCCTCCCCAGGGCCGGCGGAGGTACACGGGTAATTCGAGCCACGTTTTCTCTCTAGCTGAGGTTTTGCTAGGGATGTCCGTCTTTTCAAGGGGTTAGGTATGGGCCTGAAGGTTTCGAAGGCCGGCCTGGCTGAGATCGTTGGACGCGATGAACGCACCCTCAGCCGCTGGCAGCGCGAAGGCATGCCAGTGCGCGAGATTGGCCTGGGTCGCGGCAACGAAAACCAGTACGACACCGAGGAGGTGATCGGCTGGCTGGTGCAGGTAGCTGCGCTCAACGGCAAGAAAGAGTCGGTGCGCGACCGGCTCGACCGCATCAAGGGCGACCGCGAAGAGCTGGCCCTGGCGAAAGACCTGGAAGAGGTGGTGGTGCTCGGCGATCTGCTGGAGCGCTTCGAGTCGATGATCACCGTCGCCAAGGTCGAACTGCTCAACACCTACACCGAGAACCTGGCCGCCGACCTCTCGGCCCGCTACGGGATCGATGTTGATATCCAGCTGATTCGCGAGCCGCTGGAGACCATCTTGAATGAGCTAGCGAACTATGACCTGGATGACGACGACCCGTCAGACGGGGATTCTGAAGAATCGGATGATTCGGAGGCAGCTGAAGAAGACGGTGACTAAGGCGCTCAAGCGCATTAATCGCAAGTGGGCGCCGCCGCCTCGGATGTCCATCATCGAATGGGCGACGAAGTACCGCTGGCTCTCGCCGGTCGAGGCTGCGCGCCCTGGCAAATACCGCTTCGATATCACCCCGCACCTGATCTGGCCCGGCGGCCCGCTCGAAGCCATTGATGATCCGTTGGTACACGAGGTGGTCGGCATCAAGTCGGCCCAGGTGGCGTGGACGTCCGGGGTGCTGGGCAACGCCATCGCGAAGTGGATCGACATCGACCCGTCGCCCATCCTCGTGCTGTTCCCGAAGGCTGAAGCCGTCAAGCAGTACGTCGGCGAAAAACTGGAGCCGATGATCGAGGCGACTCCTAGGCTTCGCAAGCGCGTCGATATGCGCAGCCGCCGGCTGCAGCAGCGTCAGGACTTCAAGAAGTTTCCGGGCGGCTTCCTCAAGATGGTCGGCTCCAACAGCCCGGCCAGTGTGAAGTCGACGCCGGTACCGCGCGTTGGCGTGGAAGAGCCCGATGACTGCAACCTGAACCTGCGGGGGCAGGGGGACAGCATCAAGCTAGCCAAGGAACGGATGAAGACGTTCCGGCGCAGCAAGCTGATCATCGGTGGCACGCCAACGCTCAAGGGGCTCTCGGCCATCGAAGCCGAGATGGAGCTTTCCGATAAGCGACTGGGCATGGTGCCTTGCCACGAATGTGGCCAAGAGCATGCGCTGAGTTTCGATCACCTTCACTGCGCGGACGACCCCGACTTCCACCACGAGATATACGGGCACAAGCGCCCGGAGATGGCTTACTACGCGTGCCCGCACTGCAGCTGCACCTGGGATGACAACCAGAAGAACGCCAACCTGAAGCATGGCCGCTGGGTCGCAACTGCCGAGTTCCGTGGGGTGGCAGGCTACGTGCTGAACGAGCTGTATGCCACGTTCTACGGCTCGCGCTTCCAAGTGCTGATGGAGAAAAAGCTGCAGGCTGAGTACGCCGCCGAGCGCGGCAACATCGGTCCGATGATCGCCTTCACCAACAGCCAGAAGGGCGAAAGCTACGAGTACAAGAGCGACGCTCCAAAGACGGACGAGCTGGCGAAGCGCTCCGAGGCCTATGCCGAACTGACTGCACCGAAGGGCGTGCTGCTGGTCACGGCTGGTGTCGACGTACAGGGCGACCGCCTTGCAGTGACCATCGTTGGTTATGGTCGTGGTGAGGAATCGTGGCGGCTCTACTGGGGTGAGCTACCGGGCAACCCCATCGACCCGAACGACCCGGTATGGACCGAGCTGGACAAGCTGCTTGCTACACCGATCCCGTCGGAGTACGGCTGCCAGTTGGCCGTTGCCGGCGTGAGCATCGATAGCTCGGACGGCAACACCAACGATGCGGTTTACACCTACGTCCGCAATCGGTCGCACGTGAACATCATGGCGATCAAAGGCGCCTCTGTGGACAGCCGGGACAAGGAAATCTACTCCAAGCCGCCCCAGTCCGTTGACACCAACCAGGCGAACACCAAGGCCGCCAAGTACGGCCTGCGTGTGCACATAGTCGGCACCCACAAGGCGAAAACACTGATCGATGCTCGGCTTCGTCTTCCCGGTTCTGGCCCTGGGCGCATGCACTGGTACGCCGAGATTCGGCCGGACTACTTCGAACAGGTCACCAACGAAGTGCTGGCACCGCATCCGCGTAGCCCCAGCAAGATGGTTTGGCAGAGGAAAGCTGGCCGCCGCAACGAAGCGTTGGACTGCGAGGTGTACGCCCTGCATGCCGCGCGCAGCCTGAAAACACACCTGCTTCGCGATTCCGAATGGGATCAGATCGAGCAGCAACTGATGCAGCCGACGCTGTTCTCCAGCGCCGAGCAACCCGTAAACGCCACGCCTCGCCGTGCCAAGCCACGTGGCCGAGGTACGCGCAGCCGCGCCGGCCACTGAGGTGAACCATGACCGATGCACAACAGCGCCTGGCGGATTGCCGGGCGGCGATTCGCTCCATCCTTGAAAAGGGTCAGCGCGTGCGCAAGGGCGACCGAGAAGTGCAGCGCGCCGAACTGGCCAGCCTGCGCGTGCTGGAGGGCCAGCTGGCAGCAGAAGTAGCCGCTGAACAAGCCCAGCGCACCGGCCGAGGTCGTAGCCGCATCGTCTTCGCGAGGATCTGACCATGGGCTTTTTCCGAAAGAAGCCTGAAGAACTGTTGATGCGCGAGGCCATTCGTCTGGCACGTGCAACGGCGACGCCGGAGAAGATCGTCGCCCAAGGCGGTGGCGGTGGGGTCGAGACGCGCTGGCGCGGCGCTTCGCGCATCCTGCGCAGTATGGCCAGTTGGATACCTGGGCTTTCGAGCCCGCGTCGATCCTTGCCGGCCAACGAGCGGGCGATGCTGGTTGCTCGGTCGCGGGACGCGCTGCGTAACCACCTGATCGCGCGCGCCGCGATCATGCGTTGCCGCACCAACATCGTCGGCACTGGGTTGGTGTGCCGTGCGCAGGTGGACTACGAGGCGCTGGGCATCACCGAAGTGGAGGGTGAGGCGCTGAATGGGCAGCTCGACCGCATCTGGTCGCTGTATGCCGATGACCCTCGGGAGTGCGACGCCGAGGCCGCGCTGAACCACTACCAGCTTCAAGCTCTGGTGCTGGTGTCTGCGCTGGTTGGTGGTGACGTGTTCGTGGCCAGCCCCGACGAGGAGCGGCCCGGCTGCTTGTTCAGTACGCGCCTACAGCTGATTGAGTCGGAGCGCGTGTGCAATCCGAACTTGCATCCTGATACCGCCAACCTGGTGGATGGAGTGGAGTTCGGCGTGCTGGGGGATGCCATCCGTTACCACGTTTGCTCGGGCTACCCGGGCGAATATGACGTGGGCGGGACGATGGCCTGGGAAAGCCTCGAGGCTGTCGGAGCCGAAACCGGCCGGCGCCGGGTGCTGCATGTGATGGCGGACAAGGATCGCCCAATGCAGAAGCGTGGCGCCCCTTATCTGGCCGCTGTGCTGGAACCCCTGCAGAAGCTCGAGCGCTACAGCAGCGCCGAACTGATGGCCGCCGTCATCTCTGCGATGTTCACCGTCTTCATTGAGAAGAGCGGTGACTTCGACGAAGGCAAGATGAGCATGGCTGCTCTTGCCGGGAGCGATGAGGGCTACAGCACAGACGATGCCGGCGGTGAGGATATCGCGCTGGGCGAGGGCGCCATTGTCGATCTCGGCAAGGGCGAGAAGGCGAGCATCGCCAACCCGGCTCGGCCTAACGCGCAGTTCGATCCGTTCTTCATGGCCGTGGTCAAGGAAATCGGCGCGGCGTTGGAGCTGCCTTTCGAGGAACTGCTGCTGCACTACAACAGCAGCTACAGCGCTGCGCGTGCCGCGATGCTGCAGGCTTGGCGCTTCTACATCCTGCGCCGCTGGTGGCTGACCTGTGATTTCTGCCAGCCCAGCCGTGAGCTGATCATCGACGAGGCTGTGGCGCGGGGAATGATCAGCCTACCTGGCTACAACGACCCAGCGAAGCGCAAGGCCTACTGCCAGGCACTCTGGATCGGGCCAGCACGCGGCGCCATCGACGAGCTCAAGGAAGCCAAGGCCGCGCGTGAGCGGATCGAAGGCGGGCTCAGCAACGAAACCCTGGAAACCGCCGCCATGACCGGTGAGCCCTGGCAAATGGTGTTTGCCCAGCGGCGACGGGAAGTGGAGCAACGGCGCGTAGCCGGCATGCCCTACGACACCAAGAGCGGCACACCGGAGCCAGCAAAGGCACCGGCGACCCCCGACGAGGAATAACCCATGTCCCGAGCTTTTGAGCTGGCCGCTTCGCGGCCCTGGCTGATGCTGCCTGACGCCCTGGATGGGTTGATGGCCATTGCTGATCGGCAAGGCGACCCGGAAGCGCTTGAGGCGCGCCTGGGTCGCCAGTTGGAAAACACCCGTGCCGTCACCGTGCGTAACGGCGTGGCGATCATTCCGGTGGTCGGCCCAATCATGCGCTACGCGAACCTGTTCACCCGCATCAGCGGGGCGACCAGTACGCAGGAGCTGGCCACCGACTTCCAGACTGCGCTGGACGACCCGAAGGTCAAGGCCATCGTCTTCAACGTCGACAGCCCAGGTGGCGAGGCCAACGGCATCAACGAACTGTCCGACATGATCCACGCCGCCCGTGGCAAGAAGCCCATCAAGGCCTATGGCGGCGGTAGCGTGGCCAGCGGCGCCTATTGGGTCGCCTCGGCCGCTGATGAGCTGGTCGTCGACGATATTTCCCTGATGGGAAGCATCGGTGTCGTTGTGGAGGTGCTCACCCGCGAAGCCCGTGAGGGCGAGAAGCGCTGGACGATCACCAGCCGCAACGCCCCCAACAAGCGCCCGGACATCTCTACCGAAGAGGGCCGGGCCGAAATCTCCAAAAGCATCGACGCCCTGGGTGACGTGTTCGTCGCCAAGGTGGCACGCAACCTCGGCGTCGATGCCGAGAAGGTCCCCGCCATGGGCGACCACGGCGGCCTGCTGGTCGGTGCCGCCGCCGTCAAGGCGGGCCTGGCGCATCGCCTGGGCTCGCTGGAAACCCTGATCGCCGAACTGGCCGGCACTGCCAGCAACACCACGAGGAAACTCAGCATGACCATTGTGAAAACCACAGCGGAGCTGCAGCAGGCACTGGCGGCCGGCACTGACCCGCAGACCATCCAGATCGCCGCACCCGAGCAGGTCGACACTGCTGCGGTCAAGTCGGAAGCCGCCAAAGCCGAGCGTGATCGCATCAATGGCATCAACGCCCTGGCAGTAAAGGGCTTCGAGGCCGTAATCAGCACGGCCATCGAAAACGGCTCCAGCGTTGAGGCCACCGCCCTGGCGCTGTTCAAAGCGGCGCAGGACCGTGGCATCAGCATCGACGGCATCAAGTCGGACGCACAAGGCGTCAAGACTGCAGCCACCAAATCGGCCGACGAGAAAGCCCAGGCCGAGCACAAAACCACTGTCGCCGCGATTGTCGCCGGCGCCAATGCCCGCTGATAGGAGGCCGTCATGCCGAACCCTACTCGTGTCACTTACACCCCGGATCGCCTGATCGCGGGCGACTTCCCGCAGGTGAAAGAGTCCGGCGTTATCGCCGCTGGCCAGCAGCTGGTGCGCGGCGCCGTGCTTGGCAAAGTCACTGCTGGTGGCCAGTACAAGCTCTCGCTGGCCGCCGCCGAGGACGGCTCTGAAGTGCCTGTAGTGGTGCTCGATGTCGACATCGACACCACGGGCGGCGCTGCTCCGGGGCCGCTGATGCTCACCGGCGAAGTGCTCGGCACTGAGCTGACCCTCGGCACCGGCCACACCGTTGCGACGGTGAAAGCCGCGCTGCGTCCCCTTTCCCTGTTCGTCCGCTGATAGGAGCTGACACCGATGGATATTTTCGACACCCGCACCATGCTCGACGCCGTCGAGCAGATGAAGCCGGCGCGCCGCTTCCTGATGGACACCTTCTTCCGTGCCGGTCGCACCTTCCCGACCAAGACGGTGGATATCGACATTGTCAAGGGCAAGCGCAAGATGGCGCCGTTCGTTCACCCGCGTCTGCCGGGCAGCAACAGCCAGCGTGAAGGCTACCGCACGGATAACTACACGCCAGCCTACATCCAGCCGAAGCGTGATACGGATGCGGAGCTGATCCTGAAACGTAGCCCCGGCGAGAACCCCTATGCCAGCCTGCCTCCGGCGATGCGGGCAGCAGCGCAGCTCGGTCAGGATCTCGCTGAGCTGGATGAAGAAATCACACGCCGCGAGGAGTGGATGTGCGCCCAGGCGCTCACCACTGGCCAGGTTCGTGTATTGGGTGACGGCGTGGATGACACCATCGACTTCCTGATGGCGTCCGACCACAAGATCACTCTCACCACCGGTAAGTGGGATGCCGAAGGCTCCAACCCTATCGGCAACCTGCGCGGCTGGAAGCGCCAGATCGCGAAGGACTCCGGCCGCACCGCCAATGTCGGTGTGATGAGCGCCGAGGCTGTCGACGCTTTCCAGGCCAACGACATGGTGATGAAGATGCTCAACACGCGCCGTGTTGACCTCGGCATGATCAAGCCCGAAGAACTGCCTGATGGCGTTACCTATCTGGGTTACCTGAACGATCCTGGCATCGATCTGTATGCCTATGACGAGTGGTACCTGGATGCCGAGAATGTCGAGCAACCGATCATCAGCGAGGGCGGCATCATCCTCGGCTCCACCAACACCCGTAACGGTGTGTTGTATGGCGCCATTCAGGACCTGGACGCCATCGAGAGTGGTCTGGTCGAAGCGCGGCGCTTCCCGAAAACCTGGGTCACCCCGGAGCCGAGCGCCCGCTGGCTGAAACTGCAATCTGCGCCGCTGGCAGCACTGCTGGAGCCGGACGCATTCATCTTCGCGAAGGTGGTGTGACATGGCCAAGAAAGCAAAGTATGTCGTGATCGACGGCTGCATTCAGGAAGGCAGCGAAACCTTCGTGAAAGGCCAGCCCTATACGCCGCTCGGGCCTGAATGGGAGCGCAAGCTGGTAGCCGCCGGCACCATTGCCGACGCGGACAGCGAGGCTGGCAAAGCTGCCGCCGCCGGTTACAAGGCGCCGGACCTGCTCAGCGGTAGCGAGTGATGAGCGGCTTCCCTGGTCTCGTCGACGACCTCGACGACATGATCATGGACAGCCTCAGCGACGGCACCGCCACCTACCTGAGCCGCTCCGGCCAGGTGCTGGCGGAGGGTGTGCCGGTGATTGTCGAGAAGGATGTCGAGCGCTTTGACGGCGACGGGCCGGTTGATCGGGTGCGCACGCACGAAGTGCAGAAGCGCTACCTGCAACCGTTCGACCGCCAAGGCGCCTTCGCCATGGATGGCAAGACCTGGCACATCGACGGCATCGAGCGCGATGACGGCCACATGATCACCCTCTACGTGGTGCCCTGACATGACCCAACCCATCGACATGCAGTCGGCGATCTTCGCTGAACTGAAGGCCTTGCTCGCCTCGGTGCCGAGCTTCGGGGCCAATGTGATCGAGGATGACGTGCTGCGCGTGATCGATTCCGACGACGAAGGGCTGCCGGATGACCTGATCATCCTGCAGCCCGGCACGACTGAGGAACTCGAGCGGCAGGCATCGAACAGTGTGCGCGAGCGACTCACCGTCAACATCACCCTCATGACCCGGCGCCGCGATTACCTCGCGGCGCTGCGTGCGGGGCGCCTGGCGGTGAAGGTGCAGCTCGCCGGCAACAAGCTCGGCCTCAAGCAAGCGGGCGTCCAGCAGGGCGCCTTTCAACCCGAAACCCCCATGGCGCCGCGAAATGGCCGGCGTTGGGCTGCCCAGGTGATGCCAGTACAGATCACCTACGTGCAGCCCCTCAAGTGAGGAACACCCCATGCCCAAGATCAACGTGGCCAAACCCTTCAACTACCAGAAGGGCGTCAAGGTGCAGCACATCCCGAAAGGCGAGCAAACCGTCGACGACGATGTCGCCGAGCATGCCAAGCAGCGCGGCTATCTGGTAGGCGGTAAGCCGAAGGCTGCCGGCGCTGAGGCTGCCAAGCCTGCCGCTGAACCCAAGTAACCGCCCCTCCCGCAAACTTCACGATCACTAGGAGAGTCCCATGACTCAGAGCGACCGTTCGTTCATCGGCGAGGGCATCATCTACGCTCGCGCCTATCAGTCTCAGGATCCGTTGCTGGATATCGGAAACTGCGACACCTTCAACATCAGCTTCACTAGCGACCGCCAGACCCTGCGCAACTTCCGTGGCGGCGGTGGCAACCGCAACGTGCGCGAGATCGTCACGGACGTAACCTCGACCATCGGCATGTACGACATGACCGCCACCAACTTGGCGCGCTCGACGCGCTCCACCGTTGTCGCAGTGGCTGCGGGTACCGTCACTGATGAGCTGCGCATCAGTGCTGGCGTGGAAGGAGAGATGATCCCGTTCAAGCACCTGCCGGATATCAGCCAGGAGGTTACCGTCAAAACTGCTGCCGATGGTCCCCTGACAGCTGGTACCGACTACCTGCTGACCCCACACGGCATCATCGTCACCGCCAATAGCAGCATCGACGATACCGGCGTAAAGCTCACCTACACCAAGCGCAAAGCCAGCGCCGTGCAGATGCTCAACGGCAGCCAGGTTGAGCTGGAGCTGCTCATCGCGGGCCTTAACGACGCGCAGAGCGGTGAGCCCTACAGCCTGGTGGTGCGCCGCGCCAAGTTCGGCCTACTGAGCGAACTGCCGGTACTGGGCCAGGAATACCTGCGCCTGGAAGGCCCAGCCGAGCTGCTGGCTGACCCGCTTGTCACGGCCACCGACCTGTCCAAGTTCTGCGAGATGAACATCGTGGAAAAGGCGGCCTGACGCTGCTGGGCCAGGGATGGCCTTAGCTGGGTTTCGGTGCTGGCGTTGTGATGGTAGATTCCCTCGAAATCTCTGTGGGAGGGAAACCATGAAACTTCGTCTGTGGGTGATGTGTGCTTCTGCTGCAATCCTTGTCGGATGCGGAGAGCCGAAACTGGATGGCTCAAGTGAGCAGGCCATGCAGCAGTCTGTTGAGAAGCTTTCTTCCAAGCTGGAGCCAAGCAAGCAGGCTGAGTTTAAGGAAGCGCTTCAAGTTGTTGCCTTCAGCAAAATGGATCTAGGCGCGCTCATGAAGGGTGAACAAACACCTGATGGCGTAGCAGGAAAGATGTTCAGCGAGCTTAATGGCAAAACAGCCGATGAGGTGATTGCAAAGGCTGCTGCTATCAAGGCCGAGCGAGCTGCTCGCGAGAAGGAGCAAGCACTCAAAGAGATCGCCGAGCTGGAAGCACTTGCGGCAAAGGCTGAAGAAGCGAAAGCGGAGTTGGCAACATTTGAGGTGAGTCGTTCCCGCTTCTACATGCGAGAGAAAGAGTATTCCTATCGCAAAGAACCGATTATCGAGATGACCGTGCGCAACGGTACTCAGCATCCGATATCGCGGGCTTACTTCAAGGGGACCATTTCCTCGCCAGGGCGCTCAATTCCCTGGCTTGTCGAAGACTTCAACTACCCAATTGCGGGTGGCTTAGAGCCGGGTGAAGCACAAGAATGGGGCCTTGCACCGAACATGTTTGGCGCGTGGGGCAAGGTCGACGCACCCGAGGATGCATTGTTCACCGTAGAGGTGGTAAGGCTGGATGGCCCAGATGGTAAGGCACTATTCGATGCCCGTGGGCTGAGCGACAGTCAAGTAGCCAGGCTTGAGAAATTGAAAGCCCAATATCAGTAAACGCAAGCTCAACTAGAAACCCGCTACGGCGGGTTTTTTTACGTCTGGAGAAAACCATGGCCAGCCTCAAAGAGCGCCTGATTCAGTTCGTGCTGCGTGGTAAGGACGAGCTGACGCCAGCGGCCAAGCAGTCTGAGGAGGCCCTGAATAGCCTCAAGGAAACCAGCGAGCAGCTCGGCCAGGCGCTGGATAATGCCAAAGAAGCGCAAGGGCTGGCGAAGGCGCTGGAGCAAACCCAGCGCGCCGTCGAGGTGGCGAAGCGCAACCTGGACGATGCAGAAAAGCAGGTGACCGACCTGCGGGATGCATTGAGCAAAACCCCGGAAGCGGCCGGACTGCAGCAGTCGCTCAAGGATGCCGAGCGCGAAGCCAGCCGTAGCCGTCGGCAGTTGAACGCACTGACCCAGCAACTGGCCGATGCCGAGAAGGCGGCAAAGGCAGCCGGTGTGAACACCGATGGCCTGAGCGATGAGCAGCAGCGCTTGGCTGGGGAGGTGGACAAGGCTCGCCGGGCGCTGGATGAGAACAATGCCAAGTTGCGTGACGCCCAGCGCGAGCAAGCGGCAGCGGCACGCGAAACAGCAGAACATGGTTCTAGAGTTGAGTCGCTACGTGGGGCAATGAGTTCAGGCGCAAAGCAGATCCTGGCGTTCGCCGCTGCTTACGTATCGCTCAATGCTGCCATGGGGCTGGTTCGGTCTGGTCTCAATCTGGTGCGTGATGGTATCCGTGCCATTGCGATGGAGGGCTCCGACAAACAGCAGGCGCTGGCCCAACTGGAGGCCACGCTGGCGTCGACCGGACGGCAAGCCGAGTTCACCACGCAGCAACTGCTGGACATGGCCGATGCCATGGAAGCCAGCTCGATGCTCACCGCCGAGCAAGTGCAGGCGGCCCAGGCGCGGTTGCTTTCGTACACGGACGTGGCGGCGAATGAGTTCCCGCGTGCCCTGCAGATTGTGATTGACCAGCAGCAGCGCCTTGGCATCAGCGCTGAGTCGTCGGCTGAGATCGTTGGCCGTGCGTTGCAGTCGCCATCCAAGGCCATGGCCGCGCTCAGTCGGCAGGGCTTCACCTTGGAGGCTGGGCAGCAGCGGCTGCTCAAGCAGCTGGAAGCAACCGGTCGGATGGCCGAGGCGCAGTCCATCATCATGGACATGCTCACCGAGGCCTATGGCGGTTCGGCAGCTGCAGCGCGCATGAACACCTTTCAGGGGATGATCAAGCGAATCTCTGACTGGTTCGGCGACTTCACTGACCGTGTGGCCAAATCGGGGGCCTTCGACTACATGCAGCGCAAGCTGCTGGAGGTGGCTGATAACCTGGATGCAATGGCCAACGATGGCCGGCTTGATCGCCTTGCGCAGAGCCTGTCGGATGCCTTCGTTGCTGGCTCTGAAGCGCTGTCGAAGTATGTCGAGAAGCTGGCGACCGTCGACTTCGAAGGGCTAGCCGCTCGTGCTGCTCGAGCAGCTGAGCAGATTGGCCCGGCTATCGAGTCCACTGTGCAGGCGGCGCGCGTTGTCACTGCAACGCTTTCAACCGTGTGGAACGCCTTCGCCGGCACCGTAAACGCGGCCGGTGCTGCCTTGGTGCTGGTGGTGCAACAGACCGTTGGCCGGCTTGGGCTTGCCATCGGCCAGATTGCTGACATGTTCGGTGACAGCGACCTGCGGGCCAAGGCGGATGGCCTCTACAACTTCCTTGGCGAGTTGAGCCAGGGCTATGCCGAGCAGGCCAAAACCGACTATCAGCAGATCGCGGACGCCTGGGATACGACCACCGAGCACATCAAAGTCAAGGCAAAGGAGCAGACCGAGGCGATCAGCCTGGAGAGCGTCAGCCAGGCCGACTTCGTGCGTCAGGCTGTCACCTCAATGCAGAGCGCATTGGACCAGCTGAGTGCTGCCAAGACTGTCAAAGAGGTCCGCCAGGTCGGTGAGGAGATGTTCGCCGCTTACGAGCGTGGCGACATCAGCCAGCAGGAATACTCGGCCAGCTCGGTCGAGCTGAATCGCCGGCTCAAGGATCTCGGCGGCACGGCCCGTTCGGCTGGTGCGGATGTATCGGGCCTGGCGAATGGCCTGGAGTCGTTGAGCGACGTGCAGTCGGCTATCGCTCGCGCACGAACCGATGTCGACATCAGCAACATCCGCACCGCCCTGCGCAAGCTGTACAGCGACGGTGTGGTGAACGCCAATGAATACGCCAAGGCTCAGGCTGAGCTGAATGAGCGCGTGGCTGCTTTGAAGCCAGCCGCAGAGGCATCGACCAAGGCCGTGAAAGAACAGGGCGAGGCCCTGGAGGGCACCGCCAGCCGTGTGCGCAGCGTCGGCGACGCCGCCGAGGAAGCGGGCTCTGGTTTGGACTTCTTCGGTGCTGTACTCACTGCCGCCCGCACGCCGCTGGCGAACATGAGCGAAGCCGCGCTGGCTGCGTTCGATGCCCTGCAGGGTATCCAGAACTTCGACGCGCAGATCGATATGGAGAGCATCGAGGGCCTGAGAGAAGGGCTTCTCAAGGTCAAGGATGAGGCCGCCGCGCTGCAGGCCGAGCTGGGCATGATCGGTAGTCGCGACTATGGCCTAGGCATCTGGATGCGCGAGACGGCGTTGCGCAGTCGTGAGGTGCAGGCGCGCTTTCTGGAGCAGCGCCTGGAACTGCAAAAGCTGATGGAAGGCTACGAGAGTGGCTCGACCTCGCTCGCGTCGTTCGTCGGCGCCGCTCGTTCTGCCCAGAACAACCTGGACCTGCTCGACAGCTCTGACCTGAGCCAGCTGGAGTCGGCCATCGCCAGTGCCGAGCAGCGTATGCAGCAGCTCGGCGAATCCAGCCGCAACACGCTGGCCAGCCTGCAGGACGAGCTGGATAAGGTGCGCGGCAATGAAGATGCCATCGAGAAGCGCCGGGCCGCCCAGCGTCGCCGCGAGCTGGAACAGCAACTGAGCGAGGCACGGCAAGGCGGTGATAGCAAGGCTGTGGCCAACCTGCAGCAGTCGCTGTCGCTGCTGCGTCAGATCGAAGCCGAAACCGCGCAACAGCGTGAGCAACAGGCCAACCAGCAGCGTGCCGCGCAGCAGCAAGCAACGCCGCCCACTGCTGCCCAGCAGGCTGAGCCCGCAAAGGTGATCCGTCTGGAATCGCCCCGAGGGCGTCGCGTTGATGTGAGTGTGCCGCCCGGTGGCGAGGATGCCCTGCTGGGGATTCTTGAAGAGGCCGGCTTGAGGAGCTTGTGATGCAGCTGATGCTTGATGACCTGGATCTGTCTGAAGACCCGCGCCTTGCCGGCGAGCAGATGGAGTGGATTGACGAATGGGAATGGAGCCCGATAGAGCAGGTGCAGGATCGCTCGCTGGCTGGCCGCTTGATCATTCAGGAGGGCAGCAGGGTGCTGGGTATGCCCATCACGCTCAGCAGCAACGGTGGTGCCTGGTTTCGCCTGGGCACCATCCGCACGCTGCAAACGATGCTCACGCCGCTGCGGGTGATGCTGCTGAAGCTGCCGGGCGGTGCCGAGCATTACGTGACGTGGAACCATGCAGCCGGCGCGCCGATTGTGGCGAAGCCAGTGCACCGCGAAGTCGCGCCCGGCCCTGACGCCCTGCACGAACTGACCCTGCGCCTGATCACTGTGGCGCCGCCCCCGGCACCGCCGCCAGACCCTGAGCCCGACCCCGAACCCTGACCCATCCAGCCCGCCCCGCGCGGGCTTTTTTGTGCCCGGAGAATGGCATGCCAATCACGAAAGACGATGTAAAGCTGCTCAAGTCCCAGCGCCTGACCGATGAGACGGACGGCGGCGGGCGCGCGACCGGCGTGGCCGTGATCGATGGCCAGGAAAACAACCTGTTCCCCGATGTCAGCCGCCTCGACCGCACGCTGGGCCGAATCGCCCTGCGCAAGGCCTTCGCCGGTGTGGTAGCTGAAACCGCCGACCCGTACCTGGGCGCGCATGCCATTGTGACCACGGCGCCGGCCGACCCGCGCGTGAGCGTGGTGCTGTTCAACACTGACAGCCAGACCGACGAGCGCGCCGCTGCCCGCAACTTCATCGAGGGCTACGTGGTGCCGGCCGTTACTGCGTCGTTCGAGCTGCTGGGCAACCAGCTGACCGGCCAGCGCGCCCTGGCGTGCATCCAGCGTGAAGAGCAGCGCCTGCCGGAAGTGGGCGAGGTGTACCAGCTGGTGAACGGCTCCAGCACGCAGTACGTGCGCCTGACTCGCGTCGAGGCGCGTATCGAGAACTTCACTTATGAGTATGCCAACGGCAACTTCGTGAACTTCGAGCGTCGTCGGCTTGATCTCGCCATCAGTGCGCCGCTGTCCGTGACCTTCCCTGGTGGCCAGCCGACCCCGGCCGGTACGACTGCCCCGAAAAGCCAGGTACTGACCACCCAGGTGGCGGACGCGGCGCGCTACTACGGCATCAGCCCGCTGGCCGCTGCGATCAGCCAGGGCGATCTGACCGTGCGCGTGGCCAGTGTTTACGCGCCGCTGGTGCCGAGTGCTACCCGCGAGACGCCGTTGGTTGACCAGCTCGGCGGGTACCGTCGCCGCCTGACCCTGGCCAGCGGCCCGGCTCGCACCCTGCCGCTGACCTTTGCAGCCGCCACTGCATCGCAGTCGCGCAGCTTCCTGGGCACCGCCTGTACGCCTGGCAGCGTGGTGCTGACCATCGCGGGCGGCGTTTATGAGGATGACCGCCGTGGCGGCTTCCGCTTCATCAGCGGCACCAACTCGTTCACTCGGCTGGAGATCGATTACGAGACCGGCCAGATCGATGCCTATCGCAGCAGCGCGGCTTACACCGGCAACGCCAGCGTGGTGTATACGCCGGGTGCGTCGGTGACTGGGCAGGCTGTGACGGGCGAGATCCGCGTGTCGCTGGGCAACCGTGGGTTTGCTTACACGCTGAACCTGGCCGAGGCCAAGCCCCGGCCGGGCACGCTGATCATCAGCTATATGGCCCTGGGCAAGTGGCAGGAGGTCAGCGACCCCGGCAACGGTGAGCTGATCGGCGAAGGTAGCGGCTCGATTGCGTTCGCCACCGGTAGCGTGAGCATCACCCTCAACGCGTTGCCGGATGTCGGCAGCTCGCTGATCTATCAGTATGTCGGCCAGAACGATGCCGAGGTCACCCAGCGCACGGGCGGCAGTGTGCAGGCCAAGGCGCAGATTCGCCACCAGCTGCCTCATGACGGCGTGCTGCCGGGCTCGCATTCGGTCACCTACACCAGCGGCGGCGTTGCTCGCACCTTGACCGATCAGGGCAACGGTACGCTTAGCGGGGCCGGTGGTACGGGCGTGATCTTCTATCCGAGCGGCGAGCTGGTGATGGAGCTGGCAATGACGCCAGACGCCGGCACCACGATCCAGCACAGCTACGAGCAGGGCGAGGTCAGCGATGTGGTACTGGCCCTGAGCGCCGACGGTGCTGGCCTGGTGAGCGGCACCATTGTCGGCGCGCCGCTCAAACCGGGCAGTGTGCGCATGGGCTGGAACGTCACGCGCCGCCAGGCTGTACCGGCTGCGATGGTTGGGCGCGGTGCTGCGCCTGTTTATGAGTCGCAGATTACCCTGGCCCGTGAGGCAGTCGACGATGGCAGCGGCGGCTGGTCTGGCTTTGATGGGAGCATCAACTACACCACGGGCGCCTTCAGCCTGAAGGTGAAGGGGGATTACCCGTTCAAAGAGTACAGCTACCAGACCAAGCCGGCCGGTCAATGGGCGGGCACCAAGCTGGAACTGGTGGCCACCACCGTGACCCAGGCCGAAGGCTTCGGCGGTTCAGTGTCTGTGCGTTCGCAGTCGGCCAGTCTGATCTATGGCGAACAGACCGACAGCCAGCCGGCGCCGCCCGTGACCTTTGCACTGTTGCCGGGGATTGCTGAGCCAATTCTGCCGGGCTCGTTGATCCTGCAGTGGGGCGGGGAGACCTACGTTGACCGCGACGGCGTGCTGTTCAAGGGCATCAGCAGTCAGACCAATGCCGGCGTAGCGGTGGGGAGCATCGACTATCAGGGCGGCCTGGCAACGCTGACCAGTTACCCGGCCGGGGTTGCGCCGAGCATCACCGTCATCGCCTGCCTGACCACTAACGCGGGCTTTGCCGTCACCGGCATGACCTTCCGCACGCCAGGTGCGCCGCTGCGCCCTGGCAGCCTGCAACTGACGGCGGTGCGAGTGGACAACGCGCAGATCGTCACGGCCACCGCTGACCTGAACGGCAACATCGACAGCGCGGTGATCAAGGGCACGGTGGACAACAGCACGGGCATCACCCGGCTGCGCTTCACGACCAACCCGGACGATGAGACCGGCGCAAGTGACGTGCCGCTGATCCCGGTGCTGCTGCGTTACAACGCCGTGCTCTACACCAGCCTGCCGCTTGACGCGAACCTGATCGGTCTCGACCCGGTGCGCCTTCCGGCTGATGGGCGCGTGCCGATCTACCGCGAAGGCGAGGTGCTGGTGATCCACCACACGGCTGAAACGGATATCGGCACGCCGAGTGCTGGCCAGGTGGTTGCGCTCGCGCGCGATCATCAGGCGGACATCGAGGTGGTGGACGCCAACGGCGTGGCGCTGGATGCGCAGGCCTATACCGTCAATCGCGAGCTGGGCCGGGTGGTGTTCGCTGACCCGCTGGTGCTGAACGATGCCGAGGGCTCGCCCCTGGTGCCGCCGTTGCGGGTGCGTGATCGCGTCGAGCACATGACCGTGTGCACCGAAGTGCAGATCTCCGGGTCGCTGGGCATCAACAGCCCGGTGCCGTGGGATCTGCCGCCTGGGCAGACCTCCGTCAGCTCGGCCGTGGTGTGGGGCGACCTGCAGGCGCGCCTGTTCCGCTGGTTTACCCAGCAGACGTGGGGCAGCTCGGCGCCGAACTGGAGCGACAACCCGGTGGGCGGCAGCACGACCGCGCAGTATGACCAGCTCAACTATCCGCCCGTGGTGAGCAACTTCGGCTGCATCGCTGGTCGTTGGGCGCTGGTGTTCACCAGTGCGGGCGCGTTTCAGGTGGTCGAGCAGCAGCTGGGCATCATCGCTACCGGCACGACGGGCGCGGACTGCGCGCCGATCAACCCGGCCACGGGTACGTCGTACTTCATCATTCGCGCTGCTGGCTGGGGCTCGGGCTGGTCGGCGGGTAACGCCGTGCGCTTCAACACCGACGCCTGCCTGGGGCCGCTGTGGATCTGCCGCACCGTGCTGGCAGGGCAGGGCACCGTGCAGGACGACACATTCAAGCTTCAGGTCAGAGGGGATGCAGACTGATGACAGCTGGACTTCTTGGCTCCGGTACCGAGGCCGATCCTTGGTTGATATCGAACGGGAATAATCTGAACGCTGTCGTGCGCGACAGCATTAGTTCGGGGTTCTATCGGCTGACAAATGACATCAACAACGGCCTTTCGCTTGCTTCGTTGAGTACGGCGAATGCCGCGAACTATGCGCCGAAGGTGATCGATGGCGACGGGTTCGAGATCTTATGGAGCATCACGCTTTCGGCGGTTGGTTATGCCGGCATCCATTGGCGCAACATCACCATCAGGGGCAACGTTGGAGGCACGAGCACTCGATATCTGTTCTATAACTGCTCGGCCACCAATGTTGCCGTTTACTTCAGGCTGCTTAACTCCGGCGACCTGTGGCTGTTCGCCTCCAGCACGACCCCTCCCTTCATCATTGCTCGGGAGCTTCGCCGTGTACTGCTCTTCGATTGGGTAGCACCCTCAACGGCCTTGAACAGCCTTCAACTTGCCGTGTCGAGCACAGTGGCGCCTGTTCAGTGCTACGTGTACCGCACCGTTGCCACCGCGATTACTGGCTTCACCAGTCGTCCGGCACCGCTGACCCTGTCTGATCTCGACGGGCTCACCAGCAGTGCCTTCTCGGATGCTGGGTGGTGGGATTCTGGCGTGCAGCTATTGCCGCTGCAGGCCGAGACGGTCAGCCTTGCTCTGCAGACCATTGCTGATGGCAATGCCAAAAGCCGGCGGCTCTGGGTCGAGTCGGAGCGCGCTACGCGCTACCTCGGTGATAGCGATGCAGCGGGGCAGGCCGCGCTCGTTGCTCGTGTCCGCAAGTGGGCCAGCTTCACGGTGCTGGCCAGCGAGGACTTCGGCGCCGACGAACTGCGCGCAAATCGTCTTGTGTCTGCTGGCTACTTCTACCTGCCGCCTGCTGACAACGGCTTCGTCTACCTGGCCGGTTCGGCCGGGCGGATCACCAGCCTGGTCGGCGTTGTGTTCGATGACCAGCCGGTGACCATCGACGGCATCGTGTTCACGCCGCGCGCCGCATACCGCGCAGTGATGTCGGCGCGGCGCAGCGTGCAGCGCAACGGCAGTTCGCAGACCTTCATCCTCGACAACTCGTCGGGCGGTGGCGGGCCGGTGATCGATGGTGACCCTGCTTATCTCGATGGCGTGGTGGAAGAGGTGCACCCAACCCTTGGCACCGTGCGACCGCTGGCCAACAGTGAGGTGGCCGTGTTCGAGCGGCGGGGCGATGCCTATGTCGCGATGGGCCGGGCGCTGTCGAACGCGGTCGGGGAGTTCCGGGTTGAAACTCAGGTGTACGGCGGGGGCGATGTGTTCACCTTCGCCGCAGACTTCCCTGGGGTGATCTGGTCGCCGGGTGTCGAGCTGAACCTGGGTAACCGCCTGCGGCCCACCACAAACAACGGCTATGTCTACGAGATCGTAGAGGCCGGGGTATCCGGCGCCATCGAGCCGGCGTGGTGGGCGGATCAGGGCGACGGCACCGAAGGCCATATCGGCACTGCACGGGCCAAGGCTCGGCCGTACTACCAGCCGGTGGGCGATGGCCCGCGCAAGATGATCCTTATTGATCCGTGAGGCCGCTATGCAGCGATTCCGTCTTACCGGCCCTTACGTGGTGCCGGCGCCGTTGGTCATTCGCCTGCAGCAGCGTCACGTCGAGGTCGTCTATCCCGACCCGCCGTCGCTCTGTGTGAGTGTTGGCGGCAGCTGGCAGGCGGCCAGGCCTTACGCTTCTGCGGTGGGCGTTGCGTTCGCGGCGGTTCCGCCAGTGGAGCAGCTGGTGGGGCTGCGGCATGGCCAGTCCCGCCCGGTTGACGATGGGGTGCGTGACGGCTGGCGGCAGTCCGGCACGCGCGACGTGCTACAGGGCGAGGCCTGGCGGCATGCAGTTGCACGCGACGCTGCAGCGTTGGCCGAGGCCTGGGCGCCGGTGCCGCCGCGTGACAGCGGCCAGAGTGATGGCTGGAGCTGGGCACGCCCGACCGACCACAACGGCTACCGAGTGATCTGGCAACTGGCCCGCATCGCCGATGCCGGCGCCGGAGTGCGCCACCGTGACACTGATCGCTATGGCGCCGAGTGGCGTTACAGCGAGCAGCTGCCGCCGTACCGCCCAGGTACTCAGCCGCTGCGCCTGCGCGTCAACGGCGTGCGCTACGTGGCGCGGGCGGTGCCGCCCGTGTACTTCCAGCTCGGCCGCGATCTGCGCAGCCGGCCCACTCAGCCGCGCGATCAGAGTACGGGTGTGCGGTACGGCAGTTCGACTGCGCAGGACATCTGCCGGGATCTGCCGTGGAACCGAGCGCGCCCAACGGACGCCTGGCCGACCGGCATCACATACCCGGACTACGACGGGCCGGTGATCATCATCGAGCCGCCCGCCGAGCCCGACATTCTGGAGACCTACATGATTGCGAACAGCGTCAGCGTGGTGGTGCTGCCCGAGGGTACGCCGCTGGACGTTGCCGACCTGCGCCTGCGGCTGGATATCGACTCATTCAGTTGGGCCTTCAGTTGCTCGCTACTGGGGGCAACATCTGCGGCCCTGGTGCGGCCTGATGCGGGCGGCCAGAAAACCCTGCAGGTGACAATCAACGGCTGGACGTGGAGGGTGATTGTCGAGAAACGCACCCGCACAGCGCAGTTCCCTGCCGAGCGCTACAGCATCAGCGGGGCCGGTCGGACGCAGTACCTTGCCGCGCCCTACGCGCCGTTGCGCTCTGCCGTGAACGCGCTGGACATCAACGCCCGCCAGGTCATGGACGATCAGTTGCTGAATACTGGCTTCACCATCGAATGGGACGTTGACGGCCTCGGCCCGCCTGATTGGACGATCCCGGCCGGGGCGCTGACGTATCAGGATCAGACGCCCATGCAGATCATTGCGCGGGTGGCTGAGGCTGTCGGTGCAGTGGTTCGGCCGTCTCGCGACAGCGACCAGCTGGAGATCCTGCAGCGCTATCGCGACCCGCCTTGGTTGTGGGCTGAAACGGTCGTCGACCGCATTATTGCCGCCGAAATCATTACGGACGTGTCTGGAGAATGGGCGCCGCAGCCGAAGTGGAACAGCGTCTACGTCAGCGGCACCACGCACGGTGTTGCGGTGGACGTGCGGCGGGCTGGCACAGCAGGCGACCAGCCGGCGCCGGACGTGTTCGATGACCTGATCACCGCAACGCCTGCAGCGCGCGCACGCGGGATCTGTGAGCTGAGTAAGGGCGGCGATCAGGAGCTGGCCAGTGTGACTATCCCACTGTTCCCGGTTGGGGGAAGCGCGCCGGGTCTTGTCCTGCCGGCACATCTGGTTGAGGTGCGCGAGCCTGGCGAGACCTGGCGCGGCCTGTGCCTGGGCGTCGAGATCGCCGCCACGGGCACCGGGGCTAGTCGCGTCAGCCAGGTGCTGAGCATCGAGCGGCATTTTATGGAGGACGCTTGATGGCGACGATCAATCCCTGGAAGCGCTTCGCCCAGCTGCTGCCCGGTGGTCAGCGCACCGTCGGCGAGGTGCTGAGCGTCAACACGGCCAGCGGCACCAGCCTGCTGGAGCTGCGCAACGGCGTGCAGATCACCGCGCGCGGTGTCGATGTGGCCGTGGGGCTGCGTGCGTTCGTGCGTGACGGCGAGATCACTGGCCCCGCGCCGGATCTACCGCAGTACGACATCGAGGTGTAAGGGGAGGAGGCTGCTATGCTGAATCTGCCAATGACGGCAATTTGGACAGGGACATGCCATGACCTCCAGCACAGCCCCCACCACTCTCAGCCCGCTTGCTCGCTCGGCGCGGCGAGTGCTCATCCTCACCGGCCTCGGCCTGATCTGCTCTTATATCGGCTTCTCGCACGGCTGGGATGCTGCCCGGCAGACGGAGCCGGTGCGCATCAGCTTTGAGTGTGAGCAGCCGCCCGTGATCTAACCGCCGCTTAGCGGCATCCGATAGCCCGCCATCGTGCGGGTTTTTTTGTGCCTGGAGACAACCAATGGCTCGAATCTCTGCCGCCCAAGTGGGCGGCCCGAATGTGCTCGCGTTCCTCGACATGTTGGCTTGGTCTGAGTTGGGCGAGAAGATCCTGGCGCAGTCCGACGACGGCTATAACGTCATCGTTGGCTCGCTGCCGGGGCGCCTGATCACATTCGACGACTACTCGGCTCATCCGAACCGCCTGGTTAAGTTGCCGCGCTATGGCATCGCGTCGACCGCTGCCGGCCGCTACCAGTTTCTGCACCGCACCTGGCTGGCAATCGTTCGTGTCTACGGTTTCAAGGGGCGCTTTATTCCCGAAGCCCAGGATCTGGCAGCCGTGAAGCTGCTGACCGAATGCAAGGCGCTGCCGGCGATCCAGGCCGGGCGCATTGCTGATGCCATCGCCTTGGCGGCGCCGATCTGGGCCAGCCTGCCAGGTGCCGGCTACGGCCAGCGCGAGCACGCACTGGCAAACCTGCTGGAGATCTACGCAGACGAACGCGCCGCCGAGCCGTGTGACGAGCAGGATCTGCTGGCGATGTTCACGGTTTGCGGTGGGGTGGTCGCATGATCGCCTGGCTAAAGCTGGTCCCGGCCTGGGCTTGGCCATGGATTGCCGGGCTGGTGTTGGTCCTGGTGGTCGGTGGCGTGCAGCAGGTCAGGGTCTCTGGCCTGCAGATCAAACTAGCCAACGAGAAGTCCGCGCACAGCAACTACCGCACCGAAGTAGCCGAGCGCGACCGGCGCGCGGCGCTATTCGTCATTCAGGAAAACCAGCGGCGTAAGGCCGCTACGGAGAAAGCAGATGCAGAAGCCCAGCAGAAACTGGCTGCAGCGCGTGGCGATGCTGAGCGTGCTGGTAGTGCTCTTGAGCGGCTCAAGCTGCGCCTCGCAGCCGCTGAGCAGCGCAGTCGTGATGCCGGCAATTCCATCACTGCCCAGCTCGGCCAGGCAGCCGAAGACGCCGCCAGAATGCGAGCCGACATGCTCGGCCGGCTCGGAGAGGCTGTTCGACTCTATGCTGGTATTGCCGACGAGCGAGGAATAGCTGGGTCGGCGTGCGAGAAGGCGTATGACGGGGTGAAGGGCGACAAGGCGCCGCCCTGATGTTTATGAGTTCCAGTTATCCTTTAGCCATTGCGTGATGTCGTCACGCTTTTGGATCGTACCTGGTAGTTTGGTTTTGATAAGTCGCTCCGCATGCAGAGCTTGGTCTTTATTGGAGCAGATAGCGTTGAGGTAGTGCAGGACCTCGTACCCCTCATCACGATCCACTTTGTCTCGATCCAGCTTCCCCACGTAGTTTGGGTTGTCGCCTGAGTCGGCTTTCCATGTGTACTGGTACTTCAGGTCTTGTCTGCTTATAACGGCCACATCAATCTCCCTGCGTTGTAATGGCGTATTGATGTTAGTCGGCATCCCGCTAATTTCAAATTGACTGGCGGCTGACTGCGTTAGACTGCAGTCTTTCTTCCTCGATGGGGTGTTGCCGTGCTGGTGATCCGGGTGAACGGCAAACGGCCGATCAAGCTTGAGCGTAAGTTGAGTGAGTCGGGCGGATGGGGGCTGTGGGATTTCCATCGGGCCGAAAGCTCGTACACCCTCGGTGTGAAGACGTACCGCCTGGCGCGCATCAAGCCGGCCGAACCGGCAGCCGGCAAACCCGTCGAGCTGTTCATCATGCGCGAGGCGTCGGCGCCGGAGTCTGAGTGGATCAAGTTCGGTGAGGGTGTCGCGGCTTACGAATCCGACAGCTGAGGCTTTATCAGCTCCGGCCCATTGTTCCGTACATTCCCCACAGCTCGGTCGACCGGGAACCATTCGAACTCCCAGCTGGGCGTGCCCTGGTGCAGGAGGATCTGCTCGGCGCGGTGCGGGGTGGTGTCCGGGTCGATCCATTCGCGGGCTAGCTCGGGGCTGAGCACGACCGGGCGGCGGTCGTGCACATCGATCATCCCGCCCTCAGCGTCGGCGGTGATGATCACGAAGCCGTCTGTTTCCTCTGACTCCCCACCGGCCGGCGGGAACTGGCCAATGGCCGCGAAGAACAGCGGGTCACCACTGCGTAGTCGGATGTAATAGGGCTGCTTGATTTTCGGGTTGTCTTCGTCCTGCACCCACTCAAACCAACCGTCAGCCGCGACCAGTGCGCGGTGCTGCCATATCTGCTTGAAGAACTTGCCGGTGGCCACCTTCTCCAGTCGCGCGTTGATCGGCGGCGGCATCTTCCCTCGCGCCCAGTTTGGCGCCCATCCCCATCTCACCTCTGCCACCACCAGGTGGCCGCCTGTGCTGTGCAGCACCTGCACCTGGGTGCTTGGCGCGACGTTGTAACGCTGAATGGGCTCAGCCTCCCTGCCTCCCGCCACGTCCTGCTCGCTGTCGAGCTCGCGCAGGTAGTCGCGCATGCTTCGATATTGGGCAAACCTTCCGCACATTCTCTCGTCCTCCTGTCGCTCGCCATCAGCATGGCATTGACGCCGTGCGTGTCAATGCAAATACTGTTTATCTGTACAGTATTAGTTTAGGTAATACCCTTGGCCAGCGTCAGCATCCTCGGCCCTGTCGCGACCAGCGGCGCCGAAATTCCCTACTTCCTCCCCAGCGTGCCTGCGGGCTTCCCCAGCCCGGCCCAGGATCACATCGAGCAGCGCATCTCCCTCGACGAGCTGTTCGGCCTACACCGCCCGCAGATCTACCTGGCCCGCGTGGGTGGTGACAGCCTGCAGGGGGTGGGCATCCTCGATGGTGACCTGGTGCTGATCGATAAAGCCGCCAAGGCCAAGCGGGGCGACGTGGTGATCGCTTGCGTCAACGGCGAACCGCTGCTCAAGATCCTGGGCGGCGACCAGCACCAGATCATCCTGCTGTCGGCTAATCCCAAGTACGCGCCGCGGTACGTGCTCGAGGCCGAAGAGTTTCAGGTGTGGGGTGTTTACGTGGGCCTGTGCCGACAGGGACGTCACTGTGGCTGACCGCGTGTTCGCGTTGGTCGACTGCAACGCCTTCTACTGCAGCTGCGAGCGTGTGTTTCGGCCGGACCTGGCGCGCGTGCCTATCGTGGTGCTGTCGAATAACGATGGCTGTGTGGTCAGCCGCACTAGCGAGGCCAAGGCGCTGGGCATCAAGATGGGCGAGCCGTGGTTCCAGATTCGCAAGGCATTCGAAGCGGCCGGGGGCATGGCGTTCAGCTCCAACTACGCGCTGTATGGCGATATGAGCGAACGGGTCATGACCGTGATCGAAGGTCTGGTACCGGCGCTGGAGGTATACAGCATCGACGAAGCCTTCGCCGAGTTGACCGGCGTACTGGGTGACCTCGATGCGCTGGGCCGGGAGATACGCGCCCAGGTGCTGGCGTGCACCGGCATACCGACCGGCGTTGGCATTGGCCCGAGCAAGACACTGGCGAAGCTGGCCAACTACGCGGCGAAGCGCTGGCAGAAGCAGACGGGTGGGGTAGTCGATATCCGCGACCCTGAGCGCCGCGCCAAGTTGCTGGCGGCCACGCCGGTCGATGAGGTGTGGGGTGTCGGCCGTCGGCTGACTGCTCGCCTGGGCGAACTGAACATCAAGACCGCCGCCGATCTGGCCGCGGCGGACGCATGGACCCTGCGTAAGCAGTTCAGCGTGGTGCTGGAGAAGACCGCGCGCGAGCTGCGCGGCATACCCTGCCTGGAGCTGGATGGCGAAGCGCCGCCAAAGCAGGAGATCTGCTGCAGCCGAATGTTCGGCAAGCGCCTGCACGAGCTGCCACCGATCCGCGAAGCGGTGGCCACCTACGCCGCTCGGGCCAGCGAGAAGCTGCGGGGCCAGGGCTCGGTATGCAAGCGGGTGCGGGTGAGCATCCGCACCGGCATGTTCAATCCGGATGAACCCAAGTTCGCCCGCGGCGTGCTGTGCGAGCTGCCGTACCCAAGCGACGACACCCGACTGATCACCCAGGCAGCGCTGGCCGGGCTGGAGCAGGTCTACCGCCCGGGCTTCGCCTTCAGCAAGGCCGAAGTGCTGCTGCTCGATCTCTGCCAGCGCGGCGAGTACACCGACGACCTGTTCGCCCCGACCCAGCCGGAAGCCTCCCGCCAGGTGATGGCGGTGCTGGATGCAGTGAATGCGAAGTGGGGCAGGGGAACCTTGCGGCCTGGCGTGGTACCGCCGACGCCTGGGTGGGGCATGAAGCGGGAGATGATGAGCCAAAACTACACGACGCAACTCGTGCAGCTTTGGCAGATAAAATAAATTGTTAGCTTAGAGTTTTGCAACGAAGTTATGTAGATGGTTCAGGGATTCTTCGTAGTTTTTACGTGGAATGTTTATCGGGGTACCGTTTGGCATTGTGTAGTTGTTTTGTTGGGGGAGTCTGTGTAATGGGATGCCAAGACTTGCCGCTACTTTCCCGGCGGTATGGAAATCTTTCACGTCAGATATGAATAGATTTTCCCATTGGTCTTGGTTGGCTGGAGGGACTTGGCAGGTTGCGAAAATTGAAGGGTCAGCGGCATATTGTTGCCAGGCGTAGTCAATCAGTTCGCTTCTAACTGATCCGTAAGCATTAGCAACCCCAGAGTTTACGGTAAAGTTATTGAAAGGCATTTCAAATATTTTTGGTAAAGCTAGCCCGAAATTTTGTATTTGTCGGTTGAACGTGACTACGTTTGCGGCGTAGTTTGCAGTGGCGGAAGATGGGTACTTTCCATATAGCAGCATAAGTATCCCTTTGATTCCCTCAAGCGAGCTAAAGTCTGCCATCATCGGGATTACCAAAGAGTCTGCTGAGACTAAAGCCATTTGGGTATAGATTGAAAAGCTAGGGTTGCAATCGATGAAGACAGTCATCCCGTTGTATCGGCTTTTGGCTTCTTCAATCTGGCAAAGCCTGCGAATAGCTGTGACGAACTCGCTCCAGGCATTGATATTGCCTGGATTGTTTGTGGCAAAGTTTAGCGCTAGGGTTTGTGATTCTAAAAATGAGTCCCCGGCCATCAGGTAGAGATTGTCAGATACATTGGGGTTTAGTTGAGATACTTGTGTCAGGTAGCTGCTTGGTAAGCTGGTGAAGTTGGAGTTGCCACGAATAAGCCAATCCATAAAGCCGACGACATTGCGTCGTGTTGCTTGAGCCTGTAAGCGTTGATTAGCTTGGTAACCTCTATGCGCTCCACCCAAAAGAAACTGAGATATGTTTGCTTGTGGGCAAAGGTCAATTACCAAAACTTGAGTTGTGGGGTTACTTTCGGCATAGAGACATGCTGCGTTTTGGCACAAAGTGGTTTTACCAACTCCGCCTTTGTTGTTGTAGAAAGCATAAATCTGATCTACTGCCAT